AGTTTATTGAATATAACATTCAAGATACTGCGCTGCTGGACAAGCTGGATAGGAAACTGCGCTTTATTGAATTAAGCAATACTATTGCACACGAGAATACAGTTCTTATTCAGACTACTATGGGCGCTGTTGCTGTTACTGAACAAGGCATTATTAACGAGGCGCACAATCGTGGACTTCAAGTTCCTAATCGTAAGAATATAGATGACGAAGAAAACACACAGGCCGCTGGCGCATATGTTGCGTTCCCTAAAAAGGGCTTGCACAAGTGGATTGGGTCAATGGACTTGAACTCACTGTACCCTTCAGTGATTCGTGCGTTAAATATGGCTCCAGAAACTCTTGTAGGACAAATTCGTCCAGACATATCAGAAGCTCGTGTAGCAGAAGACATGGGTCTTAAGAAACAGAGCTTCGCCGGTAGTTGGGAAGGTCGCTTTGCAACAGAAGAATACGATGCTGTTATGGCCAAACGTAAAGATGTTGCACTTACTATTGAGTTTGAAAACGGCCAGTCTGAAGTAATGAGCGGAGCAGAGATTTACAAACTAGTATTTGACAGTAATAATCCATGGATGCTTAGTAGCAATGGTACAATCTTTACACAAGAGTTTGAAGGTGTTATTCCAGGTATTCTAAAGCGTTGGTATGGTGAACGTAAAGAGTTACAAGCAAAGCTGAAGAAAGCTAAGGATGCAGGTAATAAGGCAGAGATTGAGTATTGGGATAAACGTCAGCTAGTTAAGAAGATTTTGCTTAACAGTTTGTATGGTGCTATTCTTAACCCTGGTTGCCGCTTCTTTGATAAGCGTATTGGACAGTCAACTACACTTACTGGTCGTACTATTGTTAAGCATATGAGTGCAGAAGTTAATAAAGTTATTACTGGAGTTTACGATCACGTTGGTGATGCTGTTATCTATGGTGATAGCGTTACCGGTGATTCGATGATTAACACATCAAATGGCATGATTGCAATTGAAGATTTGTTTGATGCAGTTGAGGATAAAGTATTACATCCTAGTGGAAAGGAATATGCAATGTTTAACGACTCGGACATTACAACACTTGGATTCCATGCATTAAATGATAAAATTACTATTTCTAAAATGAACTATGTTATGCGTCATAAAACTTCTAAGCAATTATACAAGGTAACAATGGAAGACGGAACGTCGGTTACAGTAACAGAAGATCACAGTTTAATGATAGACCGAGATGGGTTCTTACTGGAAATAAAGGCAACAGATTTACAAGAAAATGATTTAGTTATTACTCTTGCTAAGTAGGGTTTTTTGACTATGATGTTAAATAAGTATAGCAAGCATACAACGATAGGAGTATCACCATAGTCATGCCAAAATGTATAGAGTGCGGCACAGTCGCAAAAAGATTACAGTGGACACATTTTTTTTATAAATGTACTGGAAAGTTTAAGAACGGTAAAGAATACAAAATCGCATATCCCCATGCTAAACTAGTAGACGATGAGTTTGCTAAGTCAACAGCCTGCACACTAGTTAATATGCAAAAGAAATACGGAACAGTGCAGGGTCAAGCTGCATGGGATGATTATAAAAGAAAACAAGCGTATTCTAATACGCTGCAATACAAACAAGAGAAACATGGATGGACCGAAGCCGACTTTGATGAATATAATAAATCAAGAGCTGTTACATTAAAAAACTTAATAGAACGGCACGGTGAAGTGACAGGTGCTATTAAATGGCAATCATATTGCGATAGACAGGCATACACAAACACAAAGGAATATTTCATAGAAAAGTTTGGTACTACAACTGGTACAGACATGTACAATGAAGTGTGTAGAATAAAGTCACACTCACTAGATGTAGTAATGGAAAGAAACAACTGTGATGAAGCAGTAGCACTAGATATAATTGCTAATTATAAACAGTCAGAAAAATATTCAAGTAATTTAGAAAAGCAGTTTGCTGATGAAATAATGTCTGCACTGGAAGAAGAATTGCGCTATTATTACAAAACGAAACAATATTGCATTTGGGCAAATGACAAGCCGAACTTTTATGACATTGTACACAATGACAAAGCAATAGAATTTAATGGCGACTACTGGCATTGCAATCCTAACAAATACGCTGAAAACTGGTATCATCCACAATCTGAGTTATTAGCAAGACACGTATGGGAAAAAGATGCAAAGAAGATTCAAGCATTAAAAGATAAGCGTAACATAGACACACTAATCATATGGGAGTCAGAGTATTTGGCTGATCCTAAAACAATAATTCAAAGGTGCATAACATGGCTGAAGTAATAAGACAACGAGTAGCAAGCGTAGAAAAGATACCAAACACAGGCGACCAGTACGTATATGATATAAGCATTGCCGAAGACGATCCGTTTTTCTTTGCAAATGGACATTTGGTTCATAACACAGATTCGGTCTACTTTAGTGCTTGGCCTACTTTACAAAATGAAATTAAGGCAGGCAATATTCCTTGGACTAAAGAGAATGTTATTACACTTTACGATCAAGTATCAGAAGCAGCTAATATAACCTTCCCAGATATGATGGCAAAATCATTCCATTGCCCAAAGAGTCGAAGTGTTGTTATTGCAGCAGGTCGTGAAATTGTTGCAGAAAGCGGATTGTTTATTACTAAGAAGCGTTATGCAGCTCTAGTAATTGATACAGAAGGTTTCCGCAGTGACGTAGACGGTAAAGCTGGTAAAGTAAAAGCCATGGGCTTAGACTTACGTAGAAGTGATACTCCTGTGTTTATGCAAGAGTTTTTAAGCGAGCTGTTGCTTATGGTACTTACAGATAAGCCGCAAACTGATGTGCTAGAACGTATTACTCAATTTCGTTTAGCATTTAGTGAACGGCCAGGTTGGGAGAAAGGTAGTCCGAAACGTGCAAACAAAGTTGGACATTATCGTCGCTTAGAAGAAAAAGCCGGCAAGGCTAATATGCCTGGACACGTTAGGGCAAGTATTAACTGGAATACACTCAAGCGTATGAATGGTGACAAATACTCGCAGGAGATTGTTGATGGTATGAAAGTTATTGTTTGTAAGCTCAAGCAGAATCCATTAGGGTACACTAGTGTTGCTTATCCGACAGACGAGCTGCGTATGCCTGAATGGTTTAAAGAACTTCCGTTTGATGATGCAGCAATGGCAGAAACAATTATTGATAATAAGTTAGATAATTTGATTGGTGTGCTTAACTATCCATTAGAGGATACTAAGCGGCATAACACGTTCAATAGTTTGTTTGACTTTGGAGACTAAAATGAAAATAAAATTAGAAATAGAAATTGATACCGAGAGCGATCAGGACCTAAATACTATTGAAGAGCTAATCGAAATGTTAAAAGGACTAGTGGAGCAGATGCAATGAAGGTAGGTTTCACCGCATCAACTTTTGATTTACTTCACGCCGGGCATGTACAAATGTTACGTGAAGCAAAAGAACAGTGCGATTATTTGATCTGCGGATTACAAGTGGATCCTAGCGTTGATCGTCTAGATAAAAATTCCCCTATACAGACTATTGTCGAGCGCTATACGCAACTTAAAGCAGTAGGATATGTAAATGAAATTATTCCTTATGGCACCGAACAAGACCTAGAAGATATCTTGACAATGTATCATATTCATGTTAGAATATTAGGAGAGGAGTATAGAGATAAAGATTTTACTGGTAAAGACATTTGCCGTAAAAGAGATATTGAATTATACTTTAATAAACGAGATCATCGTTTTAGTTCAAGTGATTTAAGAAAGAGAGTAGCTGATCGTGGGTAATAAGTTTATATTTGATGTAGATGGAACATTAACGCCAAGCCGCAGTGGTATGAATAGTGAGTTTCAAGGATACTTTATAGACTTTTGCTATGCAAACGAAGTTTATCTAGTTACAGGTAGTGACTATGCTAAAACATTAGAACAGGTTGGACCTGATGTTTGTGATGCTGTGATAAGGATTTATAACTGTAACGGCAATAATGTTTGGGAGAAAGGTGTGAATATTCGTACTAATGAATGGACACTTCCTGAAGATGCACACGAATGGTTATCTAATAAGCTAACCGAAAGTACCTATTGTACTCGTACAGGATTACACTTCGAACATCGCCCAGGGCTTGTTAACTTTAGCATAGTTGGACGTAGCGCTGACAAAGAACAACGAGCAGATTACGTTATATATGATGTTCTATTCGACGAACGTAATATTATTGCTCAAGAGTTTAATGGATTATTTCCTACACTACAAGCAACGGTAGGAGGCGAAACTGGTATTGATATTGCTCCACTAGGTGCGGACAAAGCACAAATTGTTGAGGACTTTGAAGTTGAAGATAAACTTTACTTCTTTGGCGATAGAATGGATCCTGCTGGTAATGATTATCCGCTGTCGTTAGAAGTAGACGTAGCAAAGCCTGTAAAACGCTGGCAAGAAACATTTGAACTGTTACAATATTTTCAAGAAGCAAAGGTAGCAGCGAAATGAAAATTTTGCTAACGGGTCACAGGGGCTTTATAGGTACTGCATTACTTGCACGATTAACAAATAACAATGATGTAGAAGTTATACACTGTATAGACTTGCAAGCAGGTACCAACTTGCTTACTTGTGACTTTCCGAATCATGTCGATCTTGTAATACATCTAGCAGGAAAAAGCGGTGTTCGTGAAAGCCTGAATGACCCGGGTGCTTATTGGTTAAACAATGTAGAAGCAAGCCGTAGACTGTTTGAACGCTATAGTAACGCTCGCATATTGTATGCAAGCTCAAGCAGTGCGTACGAGCCCGATTTGAACCCTTATGCGGCATCTAAGTACATACTGGAAAAATTAGCAACACGGTATACTGATACTTTAGGTATGCGATTCCACACTGTGTATTCCGACTTACCTAGAAAGAACATGTTCTTTGATAAACTATTTAATGGTACATTAGAATACGTAACTCAACACCACAGAGATTTTGTACACATTAACGATATTTGCGATGCAATTGAAATACTGATTAAAAAGACGCACGTTAATGGTATAATAGATATTGGTTCAGGTGATCCAATTAGAGTTCAGGACTTGGCTCCTGGCTTGCCTATCCGCCTAAATACTCCACATGAAAGAACATTTACATGTGCAAATTTAGAAAAAATGAAAGCCTTAGGATATAAACCTAAATATATGATAAAAGAGTTCTTGACAAACAAAGAATTAGGCACTATAATAAAACTTAACACAGGAGAAATCGCATGAAAGATATTTTACAAGACGTAGTAGCACATACACACGCACTAGGGTTTTTATCATTAGTTAAAGTAACTGCTGATACTACTAGCACAGTCGTTGAAAGTATGGCAGATGATCGTTCAGTTATTATGACTGCAACGGCACATACACCAGTAACAGAATTTGATGGTATATTTGGTATGCCCAATTTGGACAAACTTGCACTACACTTAAAAAATCCCGAGTATCAAAAAGATGCAAAGATTGAAGTAGTCAAAGCAGTACGCAATGGCGAAACTATTCCTACACATATTCACTTTGAAAACTCAACTGGTGACTTTGAAAATGATTATCGCTTTATGAACCGAGCAATCATTGACGAAAAACTTAAGACGGTTACATTTAAAGGTGCAACATGGCAAGTTGAATTTCAGCCTAGCGTAGCAGCAATTGGACGTATGAAGTTACAGAGTGCTGCTCATAGTGAGGAACCTACATTTAATGTTAAGACTACTGCAACAGGCAGTGCAACTGACTTGGTGTTTAGCTTTGGCGATGCAAGCACACACTCAGGTGAGTTTGTATTTCAAAATGCAATAAAAGGTAAACTGTCGCACACTTGGAGTTGGCCAGTTGCCGCTGTTCAAAGTATTTTAAATCTAAGCGGTACTACTACTATGAGCATTAGTGATCAGGGTGCTATGATGATTAGTGTTGATTCAGGTATGGCAAAATACAACTACATCCTTCCAGCGCAGAGCAAATAATGCTAGAACTTTTAATAATTGTAACATTTTTAGCTATAACGCTTACAACTTATCACCGTGTAGGTTGGAAAAATATTAAAGAATGTTACAGTTACTGGTTTAAACCAGGATACTGGTCAAGTTACAATATTGTTGAAGCAGTATCCTGGTTAGCAAAAACATTAGTGATTATTCCGAGTCTAGTGTTCAATTTAGAGATATGGCAGTTACATTTTGTAACACTACTAACATCAGTAATGTTGATTTGGGCTAGCGAAAGAAAACTATTGCCAACGCTAGTTGCATTCAATACCCTATGGATTGCTATAAGTTCCATAGTAATAATAAGGAACATTGTTTAAAAATGAATAAAGACTTAACTGCAACACAAAACGATTACGCACATTTCTTACCTGCACTTAGTGGCTTCTATGCGACTTACGTGGGCAAACAGCGTCATCTAGATCCTGTTAAAGGTCCTTACATTGAAGATGCTCGTATTCCTGCTAACTTTCAGAATGGTGTAGAAAGTCTTAACTATCTAAATGCACAAGAAGGAGCGTTCACATACAAGTGGACGCTTTACTCTGCAGGACACGCCGATTTAGATACAACTAAGTTTGTGCCTAAAGAAGACATGGTTAGGAATAGAGATAGGCAGAACACTTGGTTGCTTGGCGACTCAGGTGGATTCCAGATTGGTAAGGGCGTTTGGGAAGGTGATTGGAAAGATCCTAATTGTCCTAAAGCTCAAAAGAAACGAGACGGTGTATTGCGTTGGATGGACGCTTACATGGACTATGGCATGGTACTTGATATCCCGGCTTGGGTTGCTCGTAGCCCTGAAGGTGCAAAAGCTACTGGCATTAGCACATACAACGAAGCAGTTAAAGCAACACGTATTAATAACGACTACTGGATGAAACACCGCACTGGTGCTTGTAAGTTCTTAAACGTACTACAAGGTGAGAATCATGCAGATGCAGATGACTGGTACGAGCAAATGAAAGACTATTGCGATCCAGTTAAGTATCCGGACAATCACTTCAATGGGTGGTCAATGGGTGGACAGAATATGTGCGATGTACACTTGGTTCTTAAACGCATTGTTTCTATGCACTTTGATGGCTTGTTACAAAGCGGTATACACGATGTAATGCACTTTCTAGGCACAAGCAAGCTAGAGTGGGCATGTTTGCTTACGGACGTACAGCGGGCTATACGCAAGTACTATAACCCCACTATGATGCTTACATTTGACTGTGCAAGTCCTTTCTTAGCAACTGCTAATGGACAGATTTACATTCAGAATGAAACTCCTGATAGAGGTAAGTGGACTTACCGAATGGTGCCTAGCATTGATGATAAGAAGTATTCAATCGATACTAGAACTTTTAAACAAGCAGTATTGCAAGATGGCATCTTTAAAAACTTTGAAGATAGTCCTATTACAGCAGAAATGAAAGTCAGTGATGTATGCATTTACAAGCCGGGCGACTTAAATAAGATTGGCAAAGAAGGAAGAACATCTTGGGATAGTTTTTCATATGCCATTCAAATGGGTCATAATGTTTGGAGTCACATCAATGCAGTTCAAGAAGCCAATAGACAATACGATGCTGGAGTTGTACCGAGAATGCTTGTACAAGAGCAATTTGACAGGGTCTTTTTTAGAGACGTTGTTGAAACAATATTTGCAGCAACTACAAGAGAAGAAGCAAACGCCTTAATTGACAATAACTCTAAGTTTTGGATGTCAATTCCGGGCACTCGCGGAGCCATTGGTAAAAAGACTGTAAACTCTAGTACTTACTTTGGAGCATTGTTTGATGTTGTTGAACCAGAAGTAGAAGAACTAGAAGATGGTTGTTTTACTGAAGATCAAACACACTTGTTAGAGGACTTGGAAAATGGACAATTATGAAAATGACGAAGATAGACTCAAGCAGCATTACGAAGAACTAAAAATTAGGCATAGAGAACTTGACAACGAAATAGAAGCAAGTTATACTGATGTTACAAAACAAGACGAAATTCGTAGAATGAAAACTATGAAACTTTGGCTTAAAGATGAAATGTATCGTATTAATGCATATCTAATACAAAAGGATTTAGAATGATGATAAAAGTAATATCACTTAATAGTGCAATAAACCCTGGAACAGTTATTCCAATGAAACAGTATAATGGTAATATTGGAAGATGGATTGAAAACGATCTTGAAGATAAAGGTTACAAAGTTAATCGAGGAAAAGGTATAGATCTTCCCGAGTATGGACTAGAAATTAAAAGCCGTTTGAGAAGTAGCACAAGCGGTCATACAGTAGGTGCTATGCTACCTGTAGATATTATAAATACTCCTTGGGAATATAGTAATATTAGAAATAAGATTCAACGGCAATACCGTGTTGAATATGATGAAAATATACTTACTGGTGACAACGTAGTTACTGAAGCAAAAGTTTATGATTTTACATGTAACGAAATACAATCTAAACTTAAAGAAGCATGGGAGTACGGACAATCTATGCTTAAATCTAGCAATCCAAAGAATATGCCTAAATACATTCGTTACAACAATCATTTGGGCTATTTTGAGAGGCAAACCAGTGGACAATACCAATATCGTATTACCGAAGGAGCAATGACACATATAAAAAAACTTTCAACTAATACAAGCAACCGACTTTTTGAGTTCGGAGCGTAATATGAAGCGTGATTACGACACAGGCACAGCAGACAGTATTACATTCTTTACAGGTGTAGAAGTTGAAAAGACTCCTGCATTTGGAATGAAGACATTGTTTGTTACTGGTATTCAAGACTACAATGAAGTTATGAAGTACTACAAAGAAGAACAATGCGAGCATATCTTTTTTGGTGCTAATCACAGTTACAATCCTGTTGCAGCGGAAGACTTTGAAGCATGGGATAAATTAATTCAACTGTTTTTAGATGAAGGTATCTTTTGTAGTCTAGATATTCCGAGCACTATTAACTTAGAATGGTTTATGGACGGCGGGCTGATTGAGAGCAATTATTTTATTCCGCAGCTTCGTGTAGTTGTTCCTTACGTTAAACAATGGAACTACAACACAATGGTCAAGATTGACGACAAAGGGTTTCGTGCAACTAATCCGGGCGTTTGGTGCCATAGCCTGCATAATTTGATGGACCGTGATAAATTTACTGACTGGCGCGAATATGGCCTTGACAAAGTGTTAAAGTTAGCGTATAATTAATGTATGAGCAAGAAAACTATCACAACTACATACTACGCAAAATAAGAGAAGAAAGAACTATGACAGAACCTACTAAAAGTATTTGGGTTACATTCCGCAAAGAAGGGGTGCATCTGTACCCTGGTGCAGACACTAATCCTAAACTAGCAACAGGCGGATGGGATGATGTATCATTCCTTGGCGTTCCGCATCGCCATATTTTCCATTTTAAAGTTCGCATCGAAGTGTTCCATAACGATCGCGATATTGAGTTTATCCAATTTAAACGTTGGATGGAACGGTTGTATGCTGAAGTAGATAGCTCTACATCTGTACTACAACTAAATCACAAGAGCTGCGAAATGATCGCAGATGACTTGTACAAAGAAATTTCTACAAAGTATCCCGGCCGATTTGTAGAGATTGATGTTGCCGAAGATGGCGAAAACGGCTGTTCAAACTTTTATCCTAAGAATTAAAAAGGTAAAAACTATGTCAATTGAGAATCCTGTTATCCGCAAAGTATTTGACGACTTGGATAAATTCCGTGACTACTGTCGCTTTGAAGCAAAAGTCTTTGATGAAAAAGACATGTATAGCAACGAGTCACCAACTTGGATTGCGTACAACAAACACCAAGGTTGGCTGCGAGCAAAATCTCGTGCAGGCGCAAGCTACGATCCCAATCGTCGCACACGCCGTCCTAACCCAAGGTTTGAAAGCAATCGAGGTAACTAAATGACAATCTTCATAGTAGACATTGAAGCAGTAGATACCCGCTACACTAAACAGTGGAAAGAGTATTTGCCTAAGCAAATGCGGCATGCTACTAATGAAGATGTTAAAGTTATTAGCGGCGGAAATACTCCTCAGGCAACTACGCCTGGGGCGTTTCTTAATTTTGGTGGTACTAATGTTTATAAGAGTAAGCAATTAGAAATCATTGGTGAAATGTTTTGCAAAGGTGAGGTAAAGAATGGAGACTATTTTCTATATACGGATGCTTGGAACCCAACTGTTATCCAGCTTCGTTACATGGCTGAGCTCTTGGGCGTTGATATCAGAATCGGTGGCTTATGGCATGCTGGTAGTTATGATCCTCATGATTTTCTTGGTAGGCTAATTGGCAATAAGCCCTGGGTAAGACATGCTGAGAAGAGTATGTATCATGTGTACGACAATAACTTCTTTGCTACAGAGTTCCATGTTCGGATGTTCTTTGATGAATTACTGCATGGCGGCATGATGGTAGAGAATCCTTGGTACGACGATGACTGGGAAGAAATCTACGACAGTGGTAAAATTGTTCGTGTAGGATGGCCTATGGAGTATCTTAAAGATAGCTTAACACAATATAAAGGTATGGAGAAGCGAGACTTGATCTTGTTTCCACATCGTGTTGCTCCTGAGAAGCAAGTTGATATTTTTAGAGACTTGGCACAGCTCCTGCCACAATATGAGTTTGTTGTTTGTCAAGAGCAACAGCTTACAAAGAATGAATATCATAACTTGCTAGGGGAAGCTAAACTTGTGTTTAGTGCTAACCTACAAGAAACACTAGGTATTAGTTGGTATGAAGGTGCATTAGTAAATGCTATTCCTATGGTGCCGAATAGACTAAGCTACAGTGAAATGGCTGTTCCAGAGTTCTTATACCCAAGCGAATGGACTGAAGACTATGACGCTTACTTGTATCACAAAGACAAAGTAATTGCACGTATTGTAGAGTACATGGAAAATTACGATGACTTTGCAGTTAGTCTAGCTAAACAAGTTACTAAACTAAACAAAGAATTTTTTAGTGGAGCAGCATTGTATGACACAATTAAAGGATAATATATCTATTGGCACAATCTTTCTTAAACTGCTAGAACGTGTAGATCGCAAGCGTGTGATTATGGACCGTTACCACAACGAGCCGTACTTAACACGCTATTATCTTTTCTTAAAAGAGCGTACATGGTTTCCGTTTAATGTCTTTTTACATAACTTTCATAAAGGAGATTTAGATGACTTACATGATCATCCTTGGCCTTACTTTACTTTTATTCTTAGCGGCGGGTATTGGGAACATACTCCAGCAGGTAAATTGTGGAGACGACCGGGGCATTTTAGGTTTAGCAGTCCTAAGTCTCTTCATAGCATTGAACTTGAGCCTGGTATTGAGCCTTGGACTTTGTTTGTACCTGGTCCTAAACTAAGAGAATGGGGCTTTGTCAAAGACGGTGCTTGGGTACAACATGAACAATACTTGAAGGAAAAATATGAGCTCGAACACTAATTCCAGTTCTAACACCATTGGACTCTTGTCCGGATCAGCAGCACAAAAAATGTCTGCTCTGAGCGGGTATATTAGTTGTACTGATACTGGTGTGTTAACCGGAACGTATAGTAGTGCTAGTGCTATTACTGGTAATCTGACTATAAGAGACTCGTTAGATCCTAATACGATGCAGATTGATATTCCTCTTGTTGTTCAAGGCAGAGATGTTATGAAAGAACTTGACGAACTGCGTGACTCTGTGTTATTATTAAAGCGACACGTAGATATGGAAGCAAAGTATCCTAAGCTAAAAGAACTAAAAGATGCGTATGAGTCGCAACTTGCAAAGTATAAAACATTTGATGCAATTAAGGAATCTAAATGAGATGGTTTAAAAAACTAGTAGCTAGCTGGGCAAGGCAAGGTAGCGATTATGAAGAAGAAAAATGCACAGTTGGTCGTGACACGGTAACATGTTCGCGTGATACTAAAGCAACTGTGTGCGATGCTGACCCTATACTAAACTTTAGAGTGTTTAGTGCAATAGGCGGACGTGTGGTAGAGTTTCGAACATATGATCGGGTAAAAGATCGTACTAATACAACTACTTACATTATTCACAAGGACGATGATTTTGGTGATAAGATTGCTAAAATTGCAACACTGGAGAGCATGAAATGATTAAGAAACATTATTACAGTTGGCAAGACATTGAAAAGATGTGCGTACAGATTGTTACTAGCATGTATGCAGACAACTGGCGTCCTGATTATATTGTAGGAATTACTCGTGGCGGCAATATTCCTGCTACTATCATTAGTAACATGCTTAAAGTTCGCTGCGAAGCACTTAAAGTTAGTTTGCGCGATAGTGAATGCGGACCTGAGAGTAATCTTTGGATGAGCGAGGAAGCGTTTGGATATAATAATGCTGAAGAAACTGGCATTACTGGTGCAAGATGGGACCTGTCACTGCGTAAGAATATTCTTATTGTAGATGATATCAACAATAGCGGTGCTACATTCAATTGGATTAAAGAAGATTGGCAGAGCAGTTGTTTGCCCGATGAAGAAACTTGGAATACAGTTTGGCATAAGAATGTTCGCTTTGCTACACTTACAGATAATCTAGCAAGTGGGTTTAACGGCACCGTAGATTATACTTGTCACGAAATTAACAAAGCAGAAGATGACGTTTGGTTAGTTTATCCTTGGGAAACTGTTAATGAATACTAAACCTTGGACTGAAGTATTAGTAGATACAAAAGACTTTACAGTATATAAGGACGACTTTCCGGTAACAGAAGGTCACGTTCTTTTTGTTCCTAAAGTAGAAGATTGGCAACATCTTGTAAAATGCTGGGAAGCAGCATACAAGTGGGGATACGATTGGACAGAACGTGGATACTGTGAAGCGTTTAACATAGGACAGAATGTAGGCGAAGCAGCAGGACAAACTGTAGAATATGCTCATGTACATTTGATTCCACGACGCAAAGAGGACATGGCGGATCCTCGAGGTGGCGTAAGGCACGTAATTCCTGAAAAAGGAAATTATAAGAAACTACTTGACAAAGCCTAAATAACAGTGTATACTTAATAGTATATAAGACATCCACGTCAATAACTCGGAGAAATAAATGACAGAAAAAAACTTATCTCAAGTGCTTCGTGAGAAGATGCACTCAGAAAATAAACGCTTTTGGGCAGGCGATAACATCAGCGAATATATTTCCAATGATACAAAAGACATCCTTATCAACGAAGCTGCACAAGCATTTGAAAGTGTACTTGACACACTGCTAATTGATCGTGAAAATGATCCTAACAGCAAAGGTACTGCAAAGCGCCTTGCTAAAATGTACTACAATGAGATTATGAGCGGACGTTATGATCCTATGCCTAGTGCAACGGCGTTCCCAAATGACAGCAAGGATAGATATGAAGGCATGTTGGTTGTTCGCAGTGAGTTGCGTAGCATGTGCAGTCATCATCACCAGCCCGTTAGTGGCATTGCTTATATTGGCATTATTGCTTCTCAAAAGTTAATTGGTCTCAGCAAATATACTCGTATTGCACAGTGGTGTGCTAGACGTGGTACATTACAAGAAGAACTGTGTAATGACATCGCACGTGAGATTAAAGCTGCTACAGGTACTAGTAACTTAGGAGTGTATATTCAAGCAACACACGGATGCTGTGAGAATCGCGGCATCATGGCAAATAGTAGTCTTACACAAACTACTGTACTTGAAGGTAGCTTTAAACACGATGCTGGTACAAAGAAAGAATTCTTTGACAATATTAAACTGCAACAGGAGTTTGCACGATGAAATTGAGATATAGCGAAGCCTTTTACAGTATACAAGGCGAAGGTGCATATGTAGGTGTACCTAGTGTATTCCTACGTACATATGGTTGCAACTTCCGTTGTCAAAACTTTGGACTTCCTCGTGGTACTCCTAAAGCTAAATATAATCCAGAAGTTAAAAAACTTATTGACTCCGGTGTGCATCTAACTGCAAAAGTATTTGAAGACTTGCCGCTGGTGTTTACTGGCTGCGACACTTACGCAAGTATCTATCCTGAGTTCAAACATCTTGTAATGGACAAGACTATCGACGAAGTTGTAGAACATATACTGTCGCTTACTCCAGAAGGTAAGTGGACTATGGATAATGGACAGGATGTCCATTTGATTCTCACTGGCGGTGAACCGCTACTTGCTTGGCAGCGTTTGTATATTGAGTTGTTTGAGCATCCTAGAATGAAGGACTTAAAGAATGTTACATTTGAAACAAACACTACACAATTTTTACACACGGAGTTTGCCGATTACCTTAAGAATCAGGCAAGATTTAAAACAACGTTTAGTTGTTCGCCCAAGCTCTCCGTATCTGGTGAATCTTGGACAGACGCTATTAAGCCTGCTGTTGCTGCCAATTACCGCTCTATACTTAATGCTGACATGTATTTTAAATTTGTTGTTGCTGACAGCGTTGACGTTGAAGAAGTTGATCGAGCTGTCGAGGCTTACAGAAAAATTGGGATCAATGTTCCGGTATATCTTATGCCGATGGGCGGTCGTACAGAAGGTTATAACCTTACCGTACAAGAAGTTGCAAAACTTGCTATGGCAAAAGGATACCGATTCACTCCGAGACTCCACATTAGCTTATTCGGAAATGCCTGGGGGACTTGATGACGATGCGCTTAACGCCCTTAGGCAGGGCGTACACAAAGATGAACAAATCGATAAACTAAGGAAACACATATGAAATGGCTCAATAAGCTACTAGGCAGAGAAGAAAAAGTACAACAAGAAATGCCTGTAGAATCTACTAATGAATATTTACGCAGAGCAATTCTTGCTAAAGAAAAAGAAGCTGCTACTGCTAAAGGCGAAGCATGGGTTGCTGTGTTAGATACACAAATTAATCCAAAGAATATTAAGAACGGTTTCTTTGAGCTTGATTGGAATAATCAGTTTATTGAAGAACTACTTGATGCTGGTTATAGCGGTGAGTCAAACGAACAGATTGTAGATGGATGGTTTCGAACTATTGCTATGCAAGTGTTAGGCGAAGAAGGTCTTAACACAGCGCGAGAAATGGGGTACATTAACGTAGTGCCTATTAATAAAAGCAAAAGCGAAGTATCATGATTGACATTCTATCAATCATATGCTATAATGATAACACTAAAGGCACATATATAATATGAGTACATACATTCTGGTAGACACAGCAAATACGTTCTTTAGAGCTCGTCACGTAGTACGCGGCGATATCGACACAAAGGTAGGCATGGCACTACACATTACGCTAAACAGTGTAAAGAAAGCATGGACTGACTTTAAAGCAGATCACGTTGTGTTCTGTTTAGAAGGTCGTAGCTGGCGCAAGGACTTTTACGAGCCCTACAAGCGCAACAGGCAAGTTGCCCGCGGCAAACTATCTGTAACAGAAGCAGAAGAAGATACTGCATTCTGGGGTATCTTTGACGAGTTTAAAAACTTCGTTACTGAAAAGACTAATTGTACTGTTATGCAACACAAGCAACTAGAAGCAGATGATCTTATTGCAGGTTGGGTACAAATGCACCCGAATGACACTCATATTATTATTAGTACAGATGGCGACTTTGCACAACTTATTGCACCTAATGTACAGCAGTACAACGGTGTGAGTAATACAATTATTACACACAAAGGATACTTTGACGATAAGAAGCGTGAGCCTATTATTGACAAGAAGACCAAAGAAGTAAAACCTGCTCCTAATCCTAAGTGGCAAATTTTTGAAAAGTGTATGCGTGGCGACACTAATGATAATGTGTTTAGTGCATATCCCGGTGTGCGTACAAAAGGCACTAAGAACAAAGTTGGCCTTACAGAAGCGTTTGAAGATAAAGTTACAAAAGGCTTTAACTGGAATAACATGATGCTACAGCGTTGGACTGATCATGAAGGTGTCGAACATCGTGTGCTAGATGATTATCAGCGTAATGTAGTACTGTGTGACTTAACTGCACAACCCGAACACATTAAAGAACTAATTACTACTACAATTAAAGAGCATGCTGTGCCTAAGACAGTAGATCAAGTAGGCATGCGTCTTATGAAATTCTGTGCTAAGTGGGATATGCAACGTATTGCAGATCAAGCTACTTATTATGCAGAGCCATTAAATGCGAGGTATCCGGTATGAATGCAAAAGAAATTATTAAAAATAAGTTTTGGATTGTTGAAGACAAAGGTGTTAAATTTGGCACTATTAGTTTAAATGAGGATCAGTATATTTTAAGTACTCCGACAGGTACTAAATTTTATCATACTGAAAACCAACTTACTAAAGCATTAGATCAAAAACTAAGTTGGACTGAGTTAGCAATAACTGAAATCAGTACAAAAGAAGTACACGGTTATGCAACTAACTCAACTCCTTTTAACCCTATGTTTGACGTAAAACGTAAACTTCCTTTGTTTACTAAAAGCGATAAGAGCAAGAGTTTGTACTGTGCAGGATACTATATTATTCAGTTTGAAAAAGGTTGGGTTAAGAGCTTTTGTCCTAAACTTATTACAGTAGAACGTTACACTACTAAAGGTCCATTCAAAAGTGAAATTGAGATGCGTCAGGAGTTAAGCTGTGTCAACCGTTGAACCTTTAAACACTAATCCTATTCAGCAGTTTATTAGTCAAGTTAAGGGCGCTGATGCATCTAACCAAAAAGAGCTGAAGATGAATATTGATCAAGCTCGACGCCTTGCATTTACTCTAGGCGAAGTTATGGCAAGATTAAACGGCGACCTTGAGCAGTTGCTTGCACGTAAGAATAGCGGTGCGGACGATGTGATTCAAATTAATATGGATGGCGGAAGCAAGTGGTAAATCTACTCTAAAAAGAGATAAATATATGCGTAGTTAACTAAAGGACAACGTATATGAGCAGACCCAAGCCTACCATATTAAAAGAACATGTAAATAAAAAGACTTATAAAACTGAACAAGTCTTACATTCTGATGCCATTTGGGCTGTGTTTTTCCAAAATCAGCCTTTTAATCTTAAAAGTGCAAATATGCTTACTAGCTATCCAGGACCTAAGTATAAAAAGACCAGCTTCTCAAATCCTGGGCATGCATTTAATCTAGCCAAAAAATTAAACAATTTGTTTAATAGTGACGAATTTTCTGTGGTTAAACTTACCACAGGCGAAACGATCTTCGAATGAACTGGAAAGAAACATACACTAAAATATTCCTTAAGGCTGCTGACAAAAGTATCGGTGAGTCTGCTGTAAAGGAGTATTTTCCGGTGTGGTGGAAGAACACACGAGCAAAAGATACAGGCGGGCTGCGTCTTACTGATGAAGGCTTTCGCTTTATTACAGAAGATATAGAACTTACTACCTATGAAGTTCCGTATCCTAGAGATTTTGAGCTTACTACTAATGTAATAATTTGGATGGACAACTTTATCGACTGTCCGTATTACTTAGGTAGGCATGGCATTATTGTTACAAACGAGAAAAAAGCCATGGAATTACACCTGTTTAGCGGCGATATACGCAAGTATGGCCTAACAAAGGCCCTAAACAGACATAAAAAAGACGATTTAGACTCCAATAGTGGTTGACCTTTGCTGTTATCAGTGTTATTATATATACATAGTTAGACACAAGCACTTATAACCCTTTAAGGAACACAAAATGGAAATCTCCACACTTCGTACCGTTACTCCTAACAGCGCAAAGAAAAGCATTGTACGTGCTTTTAAGAAAAAGCGTCCGTTGTTCCTTTGGGGTCCTCCAGGTATTGGTAAATCAGATATTGTTCATCAGATTGGTGAACAAATGGAAGCCAAAGTTATTGATATTCGTTTGAGCCTTTGGGAACCTACAGACATCAAAGGTATTCCGTACTTTGATCCAAATCAGCACAAAATGGTTTGGGGTGCTCCTAGCGAGTTGCCAGATGCTGAAATGGCATCTAAATATAAATTCATTATTCTTTTCCTAGACGAAATGAACTCAGCGGCTCCTAGTGTACAAGCGGCAGCATATCAGTTGATTTTGAATCGCAAAGTTGGACAGTATACATTACCAGATAATGTTCTTATTATTGCCGCTGGTAACCGTGAAGCTGATAAGGGCGTTACGTACCGTATGCCTGCTCCGTTGGCTAACCGCTTTGTACACTTAGAACTTGCAGTATCATTTGATGACTGGTTCCAGTGGGCAGTTGATAACAAAGTACACCGCGATGTTGTAGGTTACTTGACATTTGCAAAGAAAGACTTGTACGACTTTGATCCTAAGAGCCCAAGTCGTTCGTTTGCTACTCCTCGTTCATGGACGTTTGTTAGTGAATTGCTTGAAGATGATGACGATGACACCACTACTACTGATTTAGTTAGTGGCGCAGTAGGCGAAGGTCTTGCTGTAAAATTTATGGCACATCGTCAAGTGTCGGCAACAATGCCTAATCCTACTGATATTTTAGAGGGCAAAGTTAAAGAGATGAAGTCAAAAGAAATTAGTGCTATGTACTCTTTAACTGTGTCTTTGTGCTATGAGCTTAAAGAAGCATGCGACAAGAACGATAAAAAGTTTGATGCCAAAGTAAATAACTTCCTGCGCTTTGCAATGGATAACTTTGAGACTGAGCTAGTTGTTATGGGTATTAAACTTGCTCTTACACAGTATGCTTTGCCTATTGACCCAGATGAAACTGAGTGCTTTGACGAGTTTCATACACGTTATGGTAAGTATATTACTGCCGCTCAACAAGCGTAACCATAAAAGAGTTTGGGCGTTCTCAATAAAAACGTCCATTTTCACTTGACTTTTCCTGTAAAGTAATATATAATACATACATAACAGTTAAAAAGGAATGCAAAATGAGCGTCACAGGCAAGAAAAATTGGCAACCTAAAGAGCTTACTGAAGAACAACTTAGATTGATGCGAGTTGATGTACTTGATCGTATCATTGTAGCTCGTGTTGGATTGCTGTTACGTCATCCATTTTTTGGTAATATGGCAACTCGTTTGCAGATCAAAAGTGCAGATGATTGGTTAGGTACTGCTGCCGTAGACGGACGTAACTTGTATTTTAATACTCAATTCTTTAATGCAATGTCAAACAAAGAAATTGAGTTTGTTATTGCACACGAGATTCTACACTGCGTCTTTGACCACTTAACTCGTAGACAAGACCGTATTCCAAAAATTTATAATATTGCCGCAGACTATATTGTAAATAATTTGCTTGTGCGAGATCGTATTGGTACTAAGCCAACATTTATTGACTGCTACCAAGACTTTAAATACGACAAATGGTCTTCAGAAGACGTATATGACGACATCTTTGAAGACGCTAAGAATAAAGGTGAAGAGTTTCTTAAACAACTTGGCGAACTACTAGACGAGCATATCGACTGGGAAGGTGAAGACGGCAATCCTGGCGGTAGCGGAGCCGACGGTAAAGAAAGCAAAAGCCGTCCTACATATTCTAAAGAAGAACTGAAAAAGATCAAAGACGAGATCAAAGAAAACATGATTTCGGCGGCGCAATCATCAGGTGCAGGTAATACACCAGGCGAAGTACAGCGTATGATCAAAGAGCTTACTGAGCCTAAGATGAACTGGCGCGAAATACTGCGTCAACAAATCCAAAGTACTATACGCAACGATTACACCTTTAGCCGGCCAAGCCGTAAAGGACAAATGACTGGTGCCATTTTGCCAGGAATGAACTTTGATGAAACTATTGATATTTGTATTGCACTTGATATGAGTGGCTCAATCGGTAACGATCAAGCAAAGGACTTCCTAAGCGAAATTAAAGGCATTATGGACGAATACAAAGACTACAACATTAAATTGTGGTGCTTTGATACTAAGGTCTATAACGAGCAAGACTTTAGTGCAGACGGCGGCGATGATTTGTCATCCTACGAAATTATTGGCGGCGGCGGTACTGATTTTGATGCTAACTGGGAGTACATGAAATATAATGATATTCAACCTAAGAAGTTTATTATGTTTACAGATGGATATCCTTGGAATAGCTGGGGTGATGAATCGTATTGCGATACTATCTTTATTATCCATAGTCATAGTGATAAGAACTTGCAGGCACCGTTTGGACTAACAGCACATTACGAGGAAACGGCTTGAAACTAAAAGAAGTCAATGCATTAAACTTTTTTGAAATACGGAGAGCAAATTTACCTGCTCCGCATTTTGAATACATTCTTTTGCCTACAAGATACAACTTAGACCAAAGTCTAGTTAAATGGATAGAACAACATCTTAAAGGTAGATTTTATGTAGGCAAGGCTGTTGCAGTATCTAGTAGCAACAGTATTGAGAACATGACTAAAGTTGGATTTGAGGAAGCTAAAGAAATTTCTTATTTCACTTTGGCGTGTCCGTATTTGAAATACAATTAAATATAATATAAATTACATAACAGGAGAAAAATTATGTCCGAAGAAGTTAAAGAAGCAGCAGCTACCCCCTTAAAAGAAGCAGCAGCTACCCCAGAGCTAACAGTTAATGACTTAACTACAATTAAACAAGTTATTGACGTAGCAAGTCAGCGCGGTGCATTTAAGACAAGCGAAATGGTAGCAGTTGGCACCATTTACAATAAACTAGAATCATTCTTGGCAGCAGTTGCGGCACAACAAGAAGCACCTAAAGGAGAATAACAATGGCTGATACAAAACACGTAGGTCGTATTGCTAAAACTAGAAAAAAATGCGGCGTAGTATATCGAGTAGTACCCGGTGAACCAGAAAACTGTGTCATAGTATTGACTGAAAGTTTAGAAGCAGCTGATCATGACTCGCTTATTAATTTAATTAATTCAGCTACTGCACAAGATGCATACGAACTTGGCGAAGCAATGGCAAGATCACAATTGTCCGATGGTAGTAATATGCTTGCCCGTTTCCACACCACAGGTAGAATGCAAAAAGTTGCTACTAACTTGGTAGAAATGACCCCTAATAACAATGCATCTATTAACTTAGCAGAACTTAATAACATTATTGCCCAACAAAAAGGTGTAACTGTTGCAGATCTTGCACTAGGTGGTGCTAAACCACAAGTAGCAAATACGGGTGTAGCTAATGCAGCTGATGCATATGTTACACCAAGTATGGCAGCAATGGACGAAGCGGTTACAACTAATGATGGTATTTTGGATGACGAAAGTTTAGCTAAACAACTACGCTCGCAAGCTGATGCAATGTTTAAAGAGGCACAGCGGTTACGCAGCGAAGCAGAAGAACTTGCTCCTACCAAAAAAACAACTAAGAAAACTGCCGAGAGTGCCTAAGGGTAAGAAACTTCCACCAGGTGTTGTTGATACATGGCCTGAGGTTTTTAGCGAAATTAATGTTGATGTTGTACCAATTGAATATTTGCACAGCATTAATGTCAAGTTTAAAGATGGAAAGATCTGGGAAATTGATGTTAAAAGATCTCGCGAAAAAAAGAACGTAGACATCGAATTGGCTCTAGAAGAACTATTCGAGCAATACGAAGATGTTATCGATAGTATTGATTTTAGACTAGATACTGAGAAAGTTAAGTACGATATTAAAAAGCGTACAGCATTATTTATGAAGAAGCGTAAGTAATCTTTCAGTCAAAGGCATAAATACTAGTAACAATATTATCCAGGAGTTAATAGATGGCCTTACAAGTAAGACGCGGTACTAATACAGAAAGATTAGGAATCACCCCCTTAGCAGGTGAATTAGTATATACAACAGACACAAAACAGCTATACGTAGGTGACGGTTCTACTGCTGGAGGTATTACTAGCATTTCAGGAACAATTGATTCTGTATTAGCTGATACTACTCCGCAACTAGGTGGTGACTTAGATCTAAACAGTCATAACATTACAGGTACTGGTAATATTAACATTACAGGTACAATTACTGCTACAGGAAATATTAACCTAGGTGACGGTATTGGTAGTGATATTGTTGTGTTTGGTGGAGCAATACAAGGACATCTTGTACCAGATACTGACATTACTTGGAATTTAGGGTCTCCTACAAAACAATTTAATGAAGTATGGATTAGTCAACTTAATGTTGAAAATCAACTAACTGTAGGTCGCATTATGGGCAACTTAATTGCAGACGATAGTACTGTAGTTTTTGATGCAACTGCCGGAACATTGCTTGCAAGCACATTAACTGGCTCTGCTACAATTAACGTAACAGGCGACTTAACTGGTAGCGTATTTGGTGATGACAGTACACTAATAGTCGACGGTATAAACAAGACTGTACTTGTTGATGTTAGTAATATTACTACTACAAGTTCAACATATACACAAGGCGCAAATATTCGTGTCGGCGGGACAGGCGATGGAAACCTAATATTGCTTCAAGACAACTTATCTTCTGCAACATTAATTATAACAACCGAAGATACTGCTGGCGTAGTAGTAATTCCTAGACCTGTACAAATAGGAAGTTCATCTTCACTTATTCCTAACATTACTATTACTGTTCCTCACGGTACACCAAACAGTCCAGGATTAACAATTGCTGGCTCATTTGATACTGCTGGTTCCGCTTTTGCATCGGTTAGTAGATCAAGAGGAACTAAGGCTGCGCCAACAGCAGTACAAACCGGCGATAGTCTAGGTGCGTTTTTATTAACAGGTTATAACGGTGTTGCTTATAGACTTGCAGGTGGTATTAGATCTATCGCTGCTGGCGCACCGCAAGCAACATATATACCAGCAAACGTTGAATTATTTGTTGCCGGAGATGATGGCGCAGGCGAAGCTGCTCTTAGAGTAAGACGTGATCAGAAGGTTACTGAACTATTAGGCCCAATGAAACTTGTGCCGTTTACTACCGCAGAAAGAAATGCACTAACTCCAGAAGAAGGTATGGTTATATTTAATACTGACACAACAATAGCACAAGTATATGCTAATAGTGCATGGCGTGATATGAACGTAGCAGCTTAATAGTAGTTATAGTACTTTAACCAAATAGAGCTTATGGGCTCTATTCTTTTGACTAAGTAATTGTATGATAATATTAAAACAAGAAATTACAGAACACAATAGAAATGCTACTTCAGTAGACGATTTTTATTATAGAGGAACTGAATTTGAGCACAGCGGTGGCACAGGTATCCGTTCATTAGCTATGCAGTATCTTCGAGACAGGAAAATTATAGATAGAAGACTTATCTTAAAGAACAATGGCAATACCCTAGAAATTACAACTATGTTCGTAAACAAACAGTATTACTTAGAATTTTTACAAGATGATTTACAAAAAGAAGCAATGCAATTTTTTACACAGCGTCAATGGGAAACAAAGACTGAAACTTACGAGGCACAAGACGAACTTAGTATACTAGCAAATGCACATAGAAACATTATTGATAGTTTTAAAAATATGTCTTTAGAACAAATAGTAGAACGAATTAAACAACTACAAGGCAAATAAAATGAATAAATTTCTTATAACTGGTATACCGCGAAGTGGAACAACTATAATTGTCAAGACATTAGCTAAATTAAATGATGTCGAAGTATACAATGACCAGGATGGTTTTGGAGAACCGTTTAAAATAGTTAACAAAAAATTAGATTTAAATCCATATTTACGTCTAACAGCAGTTGAAGATAAATGTAATTCAAAATATTTTGGATTTAAATGTTTCCCCGGCGACTTATTAGATATTAATCAATTAAATGAACAACGTAATTATAAAACATTTGCAATTATAAGAAAAGATATTTGGAAGGCTTTATTCAGTTATTGTGTTGCTAAAACAAAATTTGTCAGAGATAGTACAGACATATTTAAACATAGTTCAACATTACACACACAGCGTCCTTTACAAATTTATATCGATGACTGGCAAAGTCCACTAAATCAAATGATAAGACATTCTTATTTTTGGAGAGTAAAATCGTGTTATGAATTTGAAACACAGTGGAAAAATACAGATATAATTTATTTTGAAGATTTAATCAAACCAAATGCAAGCTTCGAGTGTTTAAATGAGTACTTTGGACAAGAAATAATTTTCAATTTAGATTACGACGATAGTCATGACACCGAGTCGTATTACGCTAACTTTAGTCCAGAAGTTTTATCTAAATTGTCTAAACATATGTTAAGTACGATAGTTCTTCCATATGACTGTCCTGACTATATTAAACAGTCTATATATAAATTTATAAAATAATACTTGACAATATATTGCAGATCAAGTATAATAAATGTATGAAAGAATACATACACGGTAAAATACATAATATAAGCGTAACTGCTAAATCAATTAACTATCATGGTAGCGTAACTGTTTGCTCGTATCTGTTAGAACAAGCAGGTATAGACCACTATCAAAAAGTAGATATTGTAAATCTACATAATGGACTTAGATGGACTACATATACTGTCCCAGGTCCTTTAGGATCATTTGAACTAAATGGTGGTGGCGCTAGGTTAGGTGAAATTGGCGATAAATGTGTAGTTATCGCATACGAGATGAAAGAGCAATTCGTTGGTTCAAAGGTAATTTTTTGTACTACCTACAACGGAGTAGAAGAAGTTATTGACTACCCTTTGCTTTAATAAACGGTAAAAAGATTACACTAGGGTCAAATTCGTTTTTTGAAGCAAAACTATAATTGCTAGGAGTGTTGTGATGATTATTATGTAATGCTTGTCCCCATGTAAGCAATCCTAATAGTTTAAGATTATAAGAATTATCTGTAGTTTCATGACTTCTATAACCAAACCACCCACTGTGGCAACTAATATTAACAATTGCTTCTTGATGGAAACTCCATGCTGCTGGTACTATCCAAAACCATAAAGTAAAGGTAGGAACAGTTAACAGTCCTACTACTAATACGCTCCAAATAATAAAAATATAATATTTGTTTAAGAATAGATGAAATGAATTTTTATATATGTCTTTGACATGTCTAGGATTTATGTTATCTATACTTTTAGAATGAAGCCATCCAATGTACGCATGAAACAATCCGTCTTTGGGACTATGCGGATCGCCCTTAGCGTCTGCATGTTTGTGATGCATGCCTCTATGAACACCCGCCCACCATATTGGTGTTCCTTGAGCACATAATGTTGCTAATACTAATAAAGGTTTTTCTAACCAAGGTTTTAGTTCTATTGATTTGTGAGATACGTACCTATGTAATATAGTTGCGGATCCTAATCCGCAAAATGTAATCCATCCTAGTAGTAAGTAAATCCAGTTAATTTCTGTAAAAAATATTGCAAATAGTGCAACTAACTGCACGACATAAAATACAAAAAATAAACTACTATTTTTCTTTGACATTAGTATCCACCTTCGTTGTCTTTGATGTGTTGTAAAAACGGAACAACGTCAAATTGTTCAGTCATTCTTCCTCTTATAGAATTAGTGTCTTCGTCGAACCCGTCAGACACTCCGTTCCAATTAGTTAAATTTATTCTAAATCCTTTATGCTTTATAGCATAACTATATTGGTTATCTTCTAAAGTTCTAATATTTTCAATTTTTAATTTTTCACAAACTAAGTTCTTAAGTTCTGTAAATTTATAAGTATCGTTGGTCATGTACCGACCAACCTGTCCAATGTTCCTATATTCTATACTTGTACCAGACTTTACATTTCTCTCTTTTAAATAATTAAATATTTTTTCTATTAGATGTTCGTTAAGACCTTTAACAATAATACAACCAATTGACAATCTTAAATTTAGATCAATTACATTATTAAGTGCTTTCATTTTTCCTTTAGCACATTTAGCAAGATCAGTTATTTCATATACACTGTCTTCGTCAAACCCAGTCATACTTAAATAAACAGTTTTTAATCCTGCATCTTTTAATAGATTTAGATATGCTTTGCTTGCTATTTTTAATCCGTTTGTCGCAATACTAGTACGATGTCCTTTTTCAACAGCATAAGCAATAATTTTATCCAAGTCGGGATGAAGTGTAGGTTCACCGCCTATAAATCTAAATTCAGTTGGATAATCAAATTTATCAATAAAGGAAAACATTTTTTCTTTATCTATATCTGGATAAAGTCTATTGGGAAGATAACAGTTAGCACATTCCATATTACATCTATGAACAATATCGCAGTATACTGATCTATATTTTAAATTAGTTATCAATTTGCACCTTTAATAATTTAACTGATCTTTATCATCATATCTTAGTTCTGGAATTTCAAAAAAAGTTTCCATAGGATCATTATACGCCTTTTTGATTATATGTTATGATAAGTATTTAGTAATCATGAAAAGAGGTGTTAGCAGTTATGAAACAAAAAATACTAGTTCCGAATCAAGGCATGCCTAATCAATTTTTTTTAAAAAGTTGTAGAGATCGCGGCATAGAATTAGATATTATTGTTGATTTAAGTTACGTGCTCCTTACTGACGATGTGTTAAAACACGAACAAGTACTAGGTAATAAAATTGTTTTAAATGAAAAATTAAACAAACTTGTTATAACAGATAAAATTAAAGAACACTATCAAGACACACAGTTAGATTATATCTACCCTAGTTGGTTTGATTTTCGAATTATGGCTATGGCGCACATAAACGAAAAACTAAACATACCGGGACTAGGCCTTGATGCTGCGTTAAAGATTTTTGACAAATTAACGTATCAAACTATTCTAGAAAAAGAAGGAATAACGCTACCTAAAATTATTTCATGCTTAGATCCATATAGTGAGCAATATTTTTACAACAATGCCGTGTTTCCTCTAATTGCCAAACCAGTAAAAGGTACAGGTAGTTTAGGTGTAAAAGTATTACAAAGTACTAAAGAAGCAACTGACTTTTTTAAAGATTACGATACTCCGTTTAACTCTTTTTGCGAGAAAGGACAAACCGGATACAAGCACTACGACTATCATTGTTTAGGTAGTTGCTATATACTACAGGAATATATAGACGGTGATCTAGTGAGCGTGTCAGGGCATGTAATAAACAACAAAGTAAATGTAGACCTAGTTTATGATATAAAAAGTTCAGAGCTTCCGTATCGAGCGGAAATAGGATTTACGTATCCAAGCAAACACAATAAAGAAAAATTAACTACTATTATTAAAAAAATAATAAAAACGTTGGAGATAGATAACAGTCCCTTTATGATGGATTTTATTTACAAAGATACTACATTTTATTTGATAGACTTTTCTGCGAGGTTTAGTACTAGTACACAATATATTATGAACTATTTAGGCGAAAAAGATTATGCGTTTAACGTTGTAAATAAAATTTTAAACAATGTAGATTTTGATATTGATTTGCAAAACTGTATCAGTATAAGACACTTGCCTATTGAAAAAGGTAAAATCAAGTATATTAACATAGATACTACCGAATGTGTAACAGCACAGTTGCCAAAAACGGGATCCCAGCACTATAGTTCAAGGATAGATGCTTACGCAGGAAACAAAGGATTTATAGTTGCAGAATCTAACGACTTATTGTCTTTAGAAGAAAAAGTTAATAGGATACTAAAAACATTGGAGGTAGAGTATGTTTAAGTTAAAAGTGTTAGACAAGTCGCATTTACTCGACATATTAAAATTAAACAACGATAGTAAAAAAGTGTATGGTAGTACTAAAACTTCCTTGTACAATCGCGAATACGAAAACTGGATAATCGAAATTCTAAATTTTAATAATAAAGAGTCTGAGATACTAGGAATATTTAATGAAGGAAACGAATTAATACAGTATGCGTTATATTATCACATAAGTACATGGCCTGCTGTTGTAGTAGACCATTGGCGTAGCTCAACTGCTCACAAACATAAAGGTGTATTAGCAGCAACAGAATGGACTAAAATGTTTGCTGAATACATAGCAAAAAAAGACATATTTGTTTGGTACATTGTTGTTGAAAAAGATATGTGGGATAGATACACTACGCTACAAAAAGATCGATTCAACAAAGAACCTCCAAATTATAGATTTTTATTAGAAGAAGTTCCGGCAGGTGAAAGAAGCAAGTTTTTATCGTTTAATACATACTTATTAAAAAATCAAACATATGATAAAGCCATGTATGTATTTCAAATGGTAAATAAAGATAAATATTACTAGGAGATAATTATGCAAAAACATACTATAAAAGTTGAAATACCGACAACAGTAACTACCCACTTACAATGTCAGATCGCAGTATTAGACATGCTAGGCGAACAAGGCGGTAAAGACTTCACTAATCTTATTATTAAATATAAACACAATGGAGATATTTGGTTCTATAACTTAGATATCCAAGCCGAAGGTGATCAAAAATTTATGTATGCAACACGAGTCTTTGATTCAGCAAAAGCTAAAGAATCCTTTGTCACCGAAGCTGCTGAGTATTTTAGCGGTATTGGTGCAACAGTAGTAAGTGACGAAGCAATAACGTTCGAAGCGTTTGCCGCATATGCTGCTGACAAAAATGAATCTATAGGTATTCCGGCTAAGTTTGCGCCGCCTGGTACGGAGCCACATCCAGAGGAATTGGAGTAAGAACAATATAGTTGGGCCTAGTAGGCTGTGTGATTGCGTTATTTGTTTTATTATAACAAACGAATAATACATTCCTATCTACTTCACTAGTATTACGCCCGCTGTAGTGCAATGTATTTGCATGCATACATATTACGTCTCCTGCCTTGCCAGTCAACTGTATCGCACTACAATTAGTCTTAGACACCATATCGTCGTCAAGTATTCCTTGCGATTCATCAGCACTATGCTTTATGGTCCACTTAGAGTCGTTAATTTTTGGTACCGGTAAGTTTTGACTTTTTTCTAAAACAGTTAACGGACCATTGTTTTTTGTCATATCATCAAGTAAAAACAATACGCTGATAGCATCAGGATTGTTCATTCCATCAAAATTTTTCCAATATGTGTAGTCACTATGCCAAGCATATTCGCCGCCAGTTTGTGCTTTTTTATAATTAATATGACATTGGTGAATGTATATGTCTTGTCCTAATATTTCTTTAACAAAATCAATTACATTGTTATTATAGATAAACTCATTTATTGTCTTGCTCTTCCAATGCGGCGCAAATAAACTTCTAATTGTATTGTTGTCTTCTATAATGTAAGTTTCATCTAATGGTTCGTTTTCTAAACGGATAGCTTCTTTTTTTAATTCCGTTGCATCAAATACCTCTTTCAAAATTAAATATCCGGTTTGTAAATATCCGTTGATCATTTTTCTACCTCTAATAGTTTTGTTAATTTGTGTGCTTCTAATGTAAAGACACCATTATGATATTTTTTCAAGTCATCAAATTTTTTAAGAACTTCATTCATTAACGGTGTTTTCTCAATTTCTTCCCATCCTGTATATTTTGGACGATCATTAAATGTATAATGTTTTGAATATATTATAGGCTTACTAGTTCGTGTACTTAGCTTGCCCGGGTGCTTATTGGCTATAAGTTCCCGCACTCTAGGCTCTTGTAAAAAGCTCAATGTCATTTCAGGAGTGTATCTTAAAAAATCTGGAGTACCGTCTATGCTTTCATTAGCATACCATTTCATGTAGCTATTTACTCGTTCAGTTTCTTCATACGTCCATATTGAATCAAAGTTTTTAAGGTAAGGCTCGCCATTTGCCATAACAATAGTCCCATCTAATTGTAAAATTCCATACATGATGCTAGGTATTTGGTATGCGCAACACTTTACACTATTAGCAATGTCGAATATTTTTTTAGAACTTATAAATTTTTCAATATCAACATTAACTACTATAGGTGTAATATTGTGTAATTTACAATAATCAAACGCAAATGCAGTATCGTGTGCGTTATAATGTCCGTAACTTATTATGGCAGTCTTAAAAGGAACTTTTGCTGTCTTAAAAACATTTAACATAAATTCACTGTCAAGTCCTCCACTAAACATTAATGTTATAGGAGAAGACGAATTTTCATAGAGTATTTGAGCTGCAAAAACAGCTTCGTCATGAAAGTTTTTTATATCACTACGGGTACATTTTTTAATGTTTACTGACCAACTATCACCTGTTCCGCTAGTTGTAAAATAATCATTATACGTTGTTGCTGTCATACTTACCTCATAAATACGTTATGAATCATTTTAAACCTATCAATTTTGATTTTGACCAAGAACAAATCTATAACGATCTTGTAAACATGGATATCTTTGATAAAAGTTTTCTTGCTACAGTTATTTACAACAATGGTCGTAGCAAGTACGACCAAGATGGCTTTTTTAACGAGTACAACGACGTTGTACACTATAACGAAAATAAAGAAATAGTTAACGGAAAATTTAATACATTTGTGACTTATAACTTTACACACTTACCCGGAATTGAAGAAACTAACAACAATAGTTTTATAGATACTCCTGAAGGAAGACGGCCTATATGGCAAGTGTATGATACAGCATGGGAGTGGAAAAAGGATACTCCAAAATCACTTAAGGCTGTAGTAGAACAATTAAATTTAAAATATATAAGCTGTGTGAGATTAGTAGGACAAACTCCTCCTAGTAAAGGAATTGTACATGTAGATTCAGGAATAAAAGATAATTTAAAATATTATCGAAACGGAGGTGTAAGTATTACACTAAACGTATCTGACGGAGGAGGTAATTTACAATTTAAGTCTCCTGGAGGATTAGAAACTGTAGACGAAAGTAAACATAAAGCATGGCACTTTAATGATGCGTTGCCGCACTGTACAACTGAAATTACTAGTCCTAGAATACAAGTAAGAGTGTTTGGAAAACAATGACAGTATTATACACACCTTTAGACTTACCTACACTAGACTTTAATAGAGAAGAATTTATAAAGTGGCACGAAGAAAAGCGTCATAAGAATAGAGATAATATCAATTACGATAAAAAAAACTTCATTGCTCCGTGGCTAGTTAGCCTTGCATATCACGTCGACTACGGCTGGTGTAATAGATTTTTAAAAGTTATTCCTAATTTTCAAGACATACTGTATAATCATTTACCATATACTGATATTACATATGTTAACTTCTTAGAACAAAAGATTCCTTGTCAGTTACACCAAGATGTAGGATCAAGACCAGATAGAGAAAACGAGCCAGGTGCGTATAAAGCATTTATAGTATATGATGCTCCGTTAATGTATTTTCAAGAAGGTAAAACTAAAGATACAATTAAAGAAGAAAAGTTATATATTAATCATCCAACTCACTTAACAAAGTGGTTTGCAATTAACAATTACGATGCATATCATGCAGCTGATTTACCGCAAGAAGGACAGCGTAAGATTATCATGACAATACTTGGTAAATTAGATAAAGAAAAACATGCAACTATACTGGAGCGCAGTTTATCCAAATACAAAGATTACATAATAGAAATTTAAACTAACAACTCGCCCGCAGTGTACATATCATAAATTTTTTCAAATGTCCATGCTTCTTTAAAACTTATTGTTAAAATGTATCTATCTTCTAATGACGTATTAGTAACACCGTGAATTTCTTGTGTATTAAAACAAATAGGAACATTATAACTAACTTGATAATCTAATTCAGCGTCAGGATAAACCATGCCGCCACCGCGATGTTCTTCATTGTCATTTAGGGCAACTGCCGGAACACCAATAGAAGGTTTGTAAAAATCTAGATAACTATGTTTAAAGTCTCCTTTTAAAGGAACATTAATTGTTACATACCTATGATGATCAGTATGCGGCATAACAACACCCATTTTCCCTACCTTGTTAAGTTCCATCTTAAAGAACAAGTCTTTAGGATTTTTAAATTTCTTTGCTAACGGTAATATAAGTTCTCTATTAGGAAGAAGACCAATGTATAATTTGAATCTGCCCCTTCCGTAAGAAGACCAACTATCTGTATTTACAGCATAGTCTATTAGCTCTTTAGTCTCTTCTTTTATTATAAAGTCCGTTAATAGAAAATGTTTCATGAAAATATTTAGTACAAATTATTTTTAATATATGTTGTTATAAGTTCTTGTTTTTTTTCTCTTAACATTTTAGCAGGCAGTTTATTTCGCAATCCTTGATGCTTAGAATAATGATCATCTAAGTCTAATCCTAAGCTAGTAACGCCGCCACAACTCCATCCAGCAACTTTCTGATATTCGTCGTCCATGTTACGTAAATCTTCAGCAAGTCTTCCTGCACCAATTGCATTCATTTGATCGTTTTTCCAAACAGTCATCCAAGCATTTGTTTTACGAGCAATCGTTGTTTTTAATAAACGCTTTTCATGATGGACTTTATAACCAAATTTTTCAGGATTTCTATCAATAGGTGAATGATACTCGTGGTGTTCTTTTGAATGTATTAGCAACGGATACCAATACCACAAATCAATGTTAGGATCTGCTACTACTCGCTCTCTACTCGCTCTAATATTTTCTTCACTTTGATGTGGAAGTCCAACAATAAGATTAATTTGTATTTTTACTCGATCTTTGCTTTTTTGTTTCATAGAAGCAATAGCATCAAGTACTTTGTCTATATCTGCACCTTTTTGAATTGCTTGTCTAGTTTCTTTATTATAACTTTCTACACCAAAACTTGCGCCACGGAGTCCGCTTTCAATAAGTAAATCTATTTGATCGGGCCATCGCACTAATAGCTCAGGTTTAATATAAGTGTCAAAGTTAATTTTAAAAGGTAGGCTTGTAATTACTTCATGCATTAATTCTAGTTTAACCATACTATCATTATATGTGTCATCCATGAACCAATAATTAGTTGTACCAAATTGTTCATAGTTACGCATAAACTCCGCATACATATCTTCTTTAGCACGAATATAATCAAATTTGTTTTTATTGTTTAATGGGAAATTGCAAAAGGCACAATTAAAAATACAGCCCCTTGCAATTTCCATAGGTAAACTTTGCTGTGCGGTGATGCCGTCTTCAGGCTTCCATATTACTGGAATGTTGCTAATGTCTTTTTTATCGTAATTATGATTGCTGTCAACAATCTTTTTGCCGTTAAAATCTTTAAAGATCAAATTAGTATCTTTTCCTGCAAGGTAATTTGTAATAGCAACAGTTGCATCATCTGCGTATCCAGTAACAAATATATCAGCAAAATCTAAAAATTCAACCATTCCTTTGGCACCGCCTATAACAAATGGAACATTAAAGCGGTTTCTCAAATTAGTGTAAAACTTATTGTTATCTTGCAATAGCTCACTAGTGTTAAAAAATGTAGTACTAAATCCTACCCAAAGCGTTTCTTTGCTTACATACTTTTCAAATGCAAGTTCGATATCTTCTTCTGTTAAACTTTGAAAATAATCAATAACTTTTACTGAATATCCTTGCTGTTCTAGTTCTGTTCTAATGCGATAAGCACCAATGGATCTAAAATAAGTAGTTGAGCCTAAGTCAATGCCTGTAAATATTATTGCATGATACATTTATAGTTTTACCAGCTTGATTACCCATGCACTAGGATCAAGCTCCCACCAACGATGTTGAAAATTCCAGCGACCGGGTTTTGCGTGATGATTGTTATGCCATCCTTCTCCCCAAGTAATTACTGCTAGCCACCATGTGTTTCGACTATCTTCTTTTGTTACAAAGTTTTTGTATCCCCACATATGATTACCATAGTTACTTAGTACACTTGCCCATATTTGTATTCCCATAGGAATAATTCCGCCAAATATTAACACATTAACTCCGCCTAACACAAACAATACTGCACACCATATTAATAATATCAAGTAATAATAGTTATGCAACACCAAATGGAACCTGTCTGTAATTAATCTACGCACTGCCCATTTGTTCATTTCAAAATTGTACTTGGGTATTAGTACATTCCATAGTCCTAGGTGAGGACCGTGCGGATCACCTTCTTTGTCGCTGTGCGTATGATGCTGATTATGCACTGCGACCCATCCGATACTACTTCCAGTGCCGCCGATTGCTCCAAAGAATGTAAACAAATACTCCATCCATTTATAACAAAACTTAAAACTGTTATGTGTAAGGTAGCGATGAAATGTTATTGTGATCCCTAAACACCCTGTTAAGAAATATACGGCCAAACTAAGTAACCACCAGTGTGTAGATGGGGCAAAAAATACCATATACTCAATCATTGCTGTTGCAACTGCTTGAATGTATGGAAAATACGACGTGTTTGCTCTAAATAAGTTCTTCATACTCTATTTATCAACCTCTATATTGCCTATAAATTCTTTTGATAATATATCACCGTCTAACAACATGTCGAACGGATGTTTTTTTCCAAAAAACTCATTTTTCACCCAAGCATTTTCTTCAGGAATATAATCTAACCAAGGACTACATCCTATTATTAAATTTGTTCTTGTATTTTCTGTGCGATCATTTGCAAATACTCTATGTGCAATATTAGTGTCCCAACTGTATATATTTCCTAACTCAAGATTATAAGGTTGTACATTATCCATTTCAAAGTAAAATTCTTTACTTGTAGTAATAGGAATATTAAGTCTTAAGTTTACAAATATTTCTTCATCTCTGTGCCAACCAGCCTTAGGATCGTTAGGTTGCTCACTTGCTATAATAGTGCTTATCCTGCTTCTTACTACTGTACGCTTAATATTTGATAAGAATTTACCAAGTTCGCCTTCTAAACTACATGCAGTTGGTTTTATAAATCCGTAGGTGTCGTAATAACTGTCTTTTAAGTAAGAATAATTGTGAGTTTGATTATAAAAGAACTCACCTGGAATATTCTTCGGAGTGCCAACACTACTATAATTTTCATCCAAGTTATCTTGATGGTTAGGATTGTATCGCAAGCTAAGACTTTTATAATAACTTGTATTTTGAGTTTTAGTTTGCCAACCTATTGGCTTGTATTTTTCTAATACATCTGCAACAGATAGTTGTAATGATTCTAAATTATAGTTTAATTTTACACTAACATTTTTTACGTCAGTATTTATTAAATTGCTGTTCATTCTTGTAACTCTGTACAACCATTCATGTACTGTAGAACTGTCGGGACACAATGACACTGGATATATCATTGTTTGCTCCGCTTATATAATGCTATATCGAGTTCTGCAACTAGTTGTCTAGTGTATTGTATTTCTTTAGGCTCGTCGTACCATTTTAAATTTTGGTAAATTTCTCTCGGGCCGCCAAATGTGCTTGCACGACCTTGGCTCATGCGTTTTAGAAAATTTACAAGTTTATGATTGTATGTATTAAACGTTAGCCATACTTTACTATACCCTTGATTTTCTGCCCAGTCTATTTGCTTAGGGAATATAGTCCTTGCCTGGCACCAATGGCCACCACCGCGATAGTCAGGGTGTGTAAAGGCACGTACTCCTATAATAGGAATATCATTGTATACATATGCTCCGCTCATTGCAATCGGTCTATCTTTGTCACTGACAATATTAAATATTTCAAATCGTTTTTTAATATAAAATAAACGTAACAACGTGTGCGGTTTATTTTGCCAATCACTTATGTCATAATTGGCGTAAGCAGGTTCCTGCAGGTAATAAGCATCCTCACAAAGTTTTATTAGTTTGATATGCTGTTCTTCTGTAATAGTATCAGGTGTAAAAGTATCAACGTAATAGTTCATTTTTTGCACTCCTATAGTCATTAATGGTCTGCATTTGTTAATCGCGGCCAAGGTAGTTCTACAAAATATTCAGGCATATTTTTTCATACCTTCGTATGTAACTGGTTCTTTTCCTCTAATATGTACCGTATACCTAAAATCGCATACAGTTTCTTTCCATTTATAATGCCAAGAAGGGTCTGTAGGCACCATAAAGGCTTGACCTTTTGGAACTAATTTATGATACTCATCATTTAGCGTATCATATGCTTCTAGGGGAGATTCAACAAATCCTCCTTGGATAGGAACTATAATGTCATATGTTCTAACGATACCGTTTGGACCATCTATTTCTGGATGTTGCATCAATGGACGCCATTCTGACTGGTATCCATTTCTACTACGTTTTATGTTTAATGTATACCATAACTTTTTAGGTCCTAACGAAAGCCCTTCGACAAGGTCCTTTATAGCATCACACTGTAATAGATCATAATCATTTTGTAACAGTGTCCAAAAACACCAGGCATCTTTTCTATTAGGATTTATCTCTTTAGTAGTATATTCTTGAAACCCTTGCCCTCGCCAATATTCTTCAGGCACAGACTCAATAAACTCTTTGATAGATTCTGCTTGTATTTTAATTTTAGGAAAATAATAAAACGGATACATTAAAATGCTCCTACAGAAATTAATTTTTGAAACGTGTAAGGATACTTGCATTGTAGCATAAAAGCACTTCTCCATCCATCTGTATTATTTTCATAACCATGCATAACACTACAATCAAACGCTGTAGGACAGTCTGTAAGAACACTGTCTGCTTTTTCTCTATCTATGTAAAAGTCCAAAGGAGTATTATAGTTATCTAAAGGAAATAGAATATTTACAGTCCTTCTAATAGTTCCTGCTGCACTATCTTCGTGTGCTCCTACTACGCTGTGTGCTTCGGTCCTTATAAAACTACACGAATAAAAAATCTTAGGCATAACAAATTGGTCTAATATATTTTTTATTAAAAGATTGTCCATGTTGAAAGCTGAATGTACTTGCTGTGGTACTTTTCTGCCTAATTCTGCATAACCATCCGAGTAATTTAGACTGTTTGCAACATCTAATAAATCTTGTCTTGCATAATTTATATTTTCTAATTTTTTATAAATCATTAGCTTTCCCCAGCGTCTAACACATCTAATATGCGTAATACATTATCGTAAGTCTTTGGAATATTCATTACCAAATGTATACTATCTTGTGTATAACTATGTGTACGATGTGTTTTACGTGTATCAATGTAATATGCCCGGCCTTCGTCTATTTGTCTAATACGATGATCATGCTCCCATTCATACGCTGTATGATTTGTATTTGTTAAAAATATAACTATTCTAAATGTTCTTCTTTGCAGTAATATACCGTCTCGATGTTTCGGAAACCATGCTCCTGTGTTTAGTTTAACTAAACTGCAACGACCTAACTTAGGGAAATAGTCTACAATATGCTGTAAACTAGGAAGGTCTTTGTATAATTGTGTAGGAGTATCAAAGTCAAGTTCAGACAATTTGCGACCTGTTCGTCTCATTGCTTCAGGCATACTTAAACTATCTGTAGGAGTATCACCAGGCAGGCCTACTAAATTTAAACCTTGTCTATCATTTAGCAATCCTTCTCTATGCAAATAAGGTATCCACATATTATCATACTGTTTAATCTCTTTTCTAAACTCGTTTAGATCAACTTTAAACTTCAATGGAACAAAATCACCAATAGCATCTAGCTGCAATTCGCATGCAATGTCCATAATTTTAGGGTTTGTAATAACTCCATCATTGTATAATTGAGTATAGTTTACTTTTAGTTTTGCTTGCTCTTCAGCAGTAACAATATGACTATTATCCATTATAAATCTCCGTAAAAATACTTAGTCCAATTTTTTGTTTTATTCCAGCGGCCTTGAAATTACTAGAACAGTGAATTCTTAAACTATCAAATGCTATTATCGATCCAATAGTCCAAGGAAAATAAGAATGTACGCTAAGACATTCAAGCCATGTAGATTTTAAATGGCCAAGCATTTTAGTTTTTATATTTTTAGGAATACCGGTGTCAACTAAATTTTCAACATCAGTATATTCATAAAGGTGCTTATTGTAAAAAATAACTTCTTTATCAAATACTTCATCTTTAAAAAACTTTACAGGGCCGCCGTAATAGAATTGATCAAACATAACTAGTTTAATCTTATTGCAGTCACCGCTTTCTACCCATAACGGAATAGTAAATGCTTTGTAGGTGTTTGGATAATCGTAACTATCATCTATGTGCAGTATGTGAGGAGTATCTACATCAAAAAAATGGCAAGCCCGAACTTTAAAGTTGCCAAATTGTTTACGCAAAGGAATTAGTATGTCGTCAATTATACCCGTTCCTTCTTTTACATAAACTACTTTTGGACCTGTGTTTTTTTCTATTTTGTCTTGACTGTGATAGTAGTCTAATAGAAATTTAATCTTAGTTTTATCCAATGCGTTAACTATTTGCACAGGATCAGAATGTGTTTTTTTAATTTCTTCTATTTGTGTACTACTACGCATGTTTTCTCTTAGGTATCTTACTATCAGCACTTGATACACAACTCTTAGTAATACACGTCTTAGGTGTCTTAAACAGTGTAAAACCTGTTTCGATGTTACCAAGGGGTGCGTCGTGACAACTATAGCTTCTTTTTACACTACCGTCTGGCTCCCGTATTATAATGCCACTGTAACCGGCATTGCAAGCCCATCCTTCAAAATTGTTGAAATTAAAGGCATTAAAGCGTTCTGCTTGGTCCATGTACCACGTTTCGCCTTTTGAGTCTTTTAATTCTACTTGCATATGCCACGGAACGCTGGCATCATTCTTGCCCATAATATCTCTAGGCACTTGAAAGTTTGGTTTAGGTCGACATTCCCACTTACGCTTGCTTTCTGTGTACGCACGTTGCGGCATACCGTTGTGTAAACGCTTTAGATTGTCTGCTGTATACCCATCTACTACTCGGCTTGCTGTAGGGTCGCTTTGAGGCTTTAGCGTTACGTTTATACCTTGTTCGTGAAAAAACAATGCGTTCTCCCAATCACGTTCAAACCAATCCGGCACCATAACCATGTTGATTGTAACTTGTACATCATGCTCTTGACAGAAGATTAGCTTGTCGGCAAAGTCCTGCATCTTCTCAATACTGTTTACGTGCTCTGTATGCAAACTTGCAGTTATACTAGCACGATGAAACGGCTTAACTGCTTCTACATATTCTTCATGCCACTTCATATTACGTGACATGTTTGTTGTCATGTGTACACTAGTATAATTAGTGTTATTAACGTCATTAGCAAGATGAGAAAGAATATCAAGATACCCAGGGTGGAATGTTGGCTCACCACCACTAAGACTAAAGTGAAAACTGTTAAAACCGTTATCACGTGCCTGTCTTTTTATTTCGTCAATTGTTTTGAGACATAGCTCGGTAGGCCTGTGGTCTTTTTTATCGCTTCTTGCATAAGGCCAGCAGTAGCTACACTTGTAGTTACAAAATCGTCCAAGTAACCAGCTGACCGTGAAGAGGTCTCGATATAAGAGAGTTCGTTGACCCACACTGACGATATCGTCGAATGGTATCTTAGTGAAGTCATAATTACTCCATTTTAAATCTTCAGTCATATTTTTATTATACTACATTTTTTAAGTTTAGTCAAGATATTTTGCTAAGTTAGGAATATAATTATTAATTCTAATATTTTGAGCAGTATCTGTTTTTTTAATATATTCTTTCAACTGTTATACATGCATGATTTTCTAAAAAATAACACTTAGGCATCTTTAAACTCCTGTACAAGATCAAATAAGTTTTCACCTCTGCTTGCATCTAGCGCAGCAGTGTACGACAAGAACTTATCGTACTTAGCGGTCCAATCCTCAGCATACATATAATCAATAATACCTTGCACTTTATCTAAATGCAAGTAAGGTTGCAACTGTGCAGCGGCTTGATCTTTTAAATGTTTAGGTAATACTCTAATGTTTAATTCTTCTGGATGATTGAGAATGTTGAAGTATATTCTATGTCCATACGGATTAGCCCAGTCTATTAGTTCAGGCAGTCTTAGTATATTGTACATTTGTACTGTGCAGTGTATTTCAATGCCTGCGTTAGGCAGTTGCCTAACCTTTTCAAAGTTCTTTACAATCGTATCCCATTTACTAGGATGTCTAATATAATGATCTAATGCACCTGTTGCATCTATTGAACAATTAAGTTGTACTCGCTTAAAGTGAATCCATCGTTCAAGTAACCAAGGCGGTAGTTTAACTAGATTAGTATTGTACTTTAGACGTATATCCTTTGCAGTACCGTTGTCAATAAAGTAATCTAATAATTTCTGCTGTTCTTTAATAACTGTAGGTTCGCCGCCAGTTAAGTATATTTCGTCAACAGTGTGTGCAATACTAAACAAGTTTTCCCAAGTCTTTTCGTGCTCCGGCCAGTCCATACTACTAAGTCGCTTGTATTCGCTTTCACTTAGTGCAGTTTCAACTAGGTTCCATTCTTTAACCCACATGTTACTTGCATACGGATTACACATGCGACATTTTAAATTACACAAGTTTCCTAACCGTAGGTCAACATACTTTATGTTAAAGGGAGCATCAACAGTGTACTCTTTCTCTTCTTTCCACTTGTTGTTCCAACTTTGTCTAGCACTTTTAATGCCAACATCTTCTTCTCTAAAACAACGTGTACACATTTCAGGACGTTCGCCAGCAAGTAACTGCTTACGAATAGTAGTATATACTTCACTATTCCATGCTTCTTGTAAGTCGTCTCGTTGTAGTTTATAAGGGGTGCCGTCTTTTTTAGTGATAAAGTTTTTACCCGGAGTGCTGTTGCAGCACACACGAAGATTGCCGCTTGCATTAGTAGCAAGATGCATCCACGGTAATGCGCAGAATGTTTTAGATTGAGTCATAATACTTCGATATCTCCATTGTGGCAAAACTTTGTTTTTTATATGTGTCTTTTAATTTAGTTACTTCTATAAATTGTTTACTGTTATCTTCGTTAGTCGGTTGATTAATTTTATTTTTTACGTCTTTAAGAAACTTACTAAACTTTTTATTGTCTAACTCACTTAAAGTATTAATTTGTCTTAATGCTTCATCTTTAAGATCCTGCGGAACATTTCGCACATCTAAGTACGCAGGTGCATCCAATGGAATAACATTAATATGGAAATTATATTGTTTAGCTAACTCTACTATATTTTTAATTTCAAGAATGTTATATGCTTGTAGTGTAAATGTAGTTGAAGTTACCAACTGTTCAGTCTGCACTTTAGACAACTTTTGCAACTTACTGTTGACATCATTCCAATTTGCAGGATGTCTTATATATTCGAAAGTATCGCCTATACCGTCTATACTACAAATAATGTTCACAAATTTAAATGCTTTAAATAGGCCAATCCATTCGTCATTTATTAGTGTTACATTTGTTATTATCATTAGATTAATGTTTTTAGCAAAATCGTTATCAACACAATAGTCAATTAGTTTCTTTACGCTGGGAACCATTAGAGGTTCCCCGCCTGTAAATTTTAAATGACGCAACCCATTTGCAATCATGTCTTTTATCGAATCTACAAACTCTTCTTGGAGATACCATTTGTTTTGAACAAAGGTTTTTTCGTGCTCGTCTAGTCCTAGATCAACACCAGTTTCTTTAAGTATTTTTTGAAATTCATTTGCAACACCGCTACTACTATAACTATTGCACATTCTACAACTTAGGTTACAATAATTTCCTAATTTTAGATCAAGTTCTACTGGATATTTTTTTGTTGTAGGAATGTCATCTACAAATTTATCCCAGATACCTTGATTCTTATAATTTTTAACAAACTGATCTCGTAAACTAGATATTCCAGATTCTTCTTTTTTCCAACAACTTTTACAAATCTCTGGACGGTTGCCGGCCAACATTTCTTTCTTAACACCATCTCTTAGATCATTCCAGTGCTTGTCGAGATTGCCGATAAATTTATCTTTGTCCTGTGTAACAGCATTACAACATAAACGATTTTTCCCCATTGTGTTTACGCATAGGTGATCCCATACAGCAGGACAAACGGTATCTAAATTCATTTTATCTCTCTGAGAAACGTTAGTAACAGTCCCATTTTAGTTGTCCAATGATTATTCGGACGACCTTTATTTGTTGCATGCAATTGCACAGCATCAAACACAATAGGAGCACGAGGTTTCCACTCGCAAGTTAGTTCAGGTGTTAATCCTGTTAAGCGTTTGTAAGGAGTGTAGTACAAATATTCATCGTAATGTTCTTTGTTATAGTTTATAAGATTTGATGTTTTATCTTGTACTGTGCCATCTAACAAATAAAAATTAATGTCAACATGATTATCTACAATGGGATATGTTGTTGCAACAGTTTGTTCTGGTTTTTTACCGTGATGGTATACATGGGCAAAATCAACATGGCGCTGATCAAAAAACACAGCATGGCTTTCTATGTTAGCAGGTGCAGTAAACAATGGAATAATAATATTACGCCAGGGTACATATTTGCGGCCCTTGTGATCTATAGGAGTTTTAGTTAAACTATTTTTCCAATCTGATTCTCTAGTACTATCGTTGTGTAACCCATACTGACTAGGCGTAATAAAGAAATTGCCTCCGACAACAGGTGATGTTTCTGCACCCGGTACCATTTGATTAATACGATCTGCAAACTTTTCGTATACTCCCTGTAGGTTACCGCTTATAAACATTGTACCGTTATCGTTGTGTCTTACTGTATTGCAACGACTAAATGCATATCCGTACATCCAACTAATTTCTTCTTCAGTAAATGCTTCATCAAATACTTCTGCTTTTTGAAAATGTTCTGCTATGTTTTGTTGTACGCTTGATTCCTTTAGATTAGCAAGCCAATGTTCATACTCAAGTTTATAACTTTTATGATTTGCAATGTCTTCTGCTCTATTAATATTCGCTAACATTAAAAATATCTTTCATTTCAGGAAATGTTTCTGCAAAAGTATTTCCACGCTGATTATCACATAGTCCTAAAAACTCCTGCATCTCAGGCAAGCGTTGGCTCCAGTCTTCGCTCTCCATAAAGCTAAGTATGCCGTCAAGGCGTTTAATGCCATATTCTGCACTGCGGAATTTTTCATAATCTACTTTACCTTTGTGCCATTCTGGAATGCCTAACTCCCAGTTTGCTTCCCACCAAGGATACCATGCTTCGTATTTTACTCTACACTTAGCTTTAAAATCTGCAGGCAAACTTTTAACATTTAAATGTGCAGGCCAATATACAAAGTGCTGACTAATTCCGCCTGCACCAAATGGCCACATGTTAACTTTCTTAAACTTCTGCTCTAGCTTCCATTGAATAAAGTCTGGCAAGTAATATACATTTAGTGCTTGTACTGCACATGCAATAGTAACTTCGACATTGTCACTAGTTTGTGTATCTAACAAATGGAATACTTCTTCTTGACGACTCCACTTACTAGGATAACGAATGTAGTCATTCATTTCTTTGATACTGTCTATGCTGTAATGGAAACGTACTAACTTAAATTCTTTCCACAAGTCAAACAAATCATCCCGCCACTCAACACCGTTTGAATTGTAACGAAGTTCTAGATCTTTTGCATAACCCATTTTAATAGCGTATTCGAGTATCTCGTAGTGTTCTTCAATAATGAGACTTTCGCCGCCAGCAAAGTAAATCTGTTGCATACTAGGCATTTGCTCGTAAAACTGTTTCCAAAATGTAGGATTCTGTTTGTGCCAGTTATAACTACTGCCGTTAGTACTACCTTTATCCTGCCACTGCATAATTTCTTTAAGTGATTCATTTTTTACACTAGGAAAGATTGCTTTATAATCTTTAATCCATCCACTACTGTCATGTGGGCTACACATAATACATGCAAGTTGACACTTTGTCCCAAACCGCAAATCAATGTATGCTAAGTTGGGCGGTACTTCGCCGTCGGGCTGTGTATCAGAAAGTATTTTATCAAGATCAACACGTTGACTCCAATAGTGTGTTTCCCACTGTCGCTTACTACGGTGCCCGGCTGCTTCTTCTTTATAACATTTTAAACAGCTAGGTGGCTTTTCGCCTGCAAGCATTTGTTTGCGTACATTTTTCATGTATTTGCTGTTCCATGCTGTTTCAAAGTCACTAACGTTTAAGTTGTTGGGTTTGCCGTCGTCTGTTTTAAGGATGCCCACTTGGCCACCATGTTCTTTGTCATTAGTAGCACCGACACTACTAGCGTTAGCAGTGCAGCATACTCGCATACTACCATCAGGTCTCGTACTAAGGTGTACCCACGGTAGAAGGCAAAACGTCTTTGAAGGATACTTTTTATCTGTCATGTAAGTACTTATTTGAACTGTTCTGCAAAAGGATCAAACTCGGATCCGCATTTCATAGCACATACTTTTAGTTTGCCGTCTGCACAACTAGACTTGCTCCAACTGCTTTGTATACTATCAAATATACCTGTGTCAAATACTGCTGCTAATCCGTTACGTGCATCTAACGCACCCTTATTAGGAATAAAGTCCCATATCTGTTCTACCTTAGGATCTTTGTGCCACCATTTGTACATTCGCCCGGCTGTCCAACAACAAGGCAATGCTAGACCTTCTGCTGTAATGAACAAGCTATTGTCTTTCTTTACTTTACAAATAATAGGAGCTCTATCATAGTATGCATCCATACTATTATATTTCTTTTCTACTTTTTCTTGAGTCTTTAATGCATTATTTTGGTATTTAATATCAGGTTTTTTTAATTCTGCCGCCACTTTTCCTTTTTTGTCAACTGCTTGGTGCGATTCTTTTTTCTTTGAATCTTGTGTAATAAAACGGCCTGTCTTTTTCTTCATAAACTTTTCGCAGCCCCACGCATTAGCAAGTGTTTCTGCTTCTTCAACTTGATGTTGGTTGTGTTCAAATATTAAAAAGTCCCAACGAGCTCTGCCGCCTGCACTAATAAACGCCTTCATGTTACGCTCTACATTGTCCCATACAACGCCTTGACGATAGATATGGTTAGTATCGCGTAAGCCGTCAACACTAAAAATAACGGCTCCTGTCCTTCCAAAAACTCCTGCAAGTTCTTTCCACCATTGTTCATTCTTTGCTCCTGCATTTGTATTCATGCTCAGCCACATGTTAGTATTGTGTTCACGGAAGTACTTGAATATTTCTAAGGTATCACGAGCAACAATAGGATCACCTAAGTTTCCACACATATACATTGTGTTAAGCTGTGCAATAAACTCTGGCAAGAATATTTTTTTGCAATCTTCTAATGAAAGTTCATCTAAGTTGATATGAGGGTTTATACCTTTGCCATTCATATTGCGGTCGCACATAGGACAACTAGCTTGACAATTTTGAGTTACTTCAAGATGAATTGCTTTTATATCTTCATACTTATACATATTTTATGTATTCTTCTATAGGAGGTTTTTTATGATTATTGCTATCTGGTATGCCAGCTTCGGCGTTATATACCGGGCAATGATATGTAAGAGCCTCAGATTTATAACCAATTCCTAAATATAATTGAGGATGTATTCCAATATCCTCGACCATGTCGTTATCATTTTGTATACAAGCACAAAATCCAACAGCCAATCCAACAGCAGGAGCAGCAAGACTAACATACATTGCTGCAAGCCCTATTTCAACTCCTGCTTCATAGAGATAGTAATTTTTATCAACTCCGTCTTGCGGAGTTCCTCTAATGCCAAAGGCAAGAACATAAGGTGCAAGTACCTGAGGATTATATCTTGATTTTGGATTACCCGGATCTGCTTCAGTGCCTTTATACATCTTTTGTTGTAACTCAGGCAGCGTATGTGTAGGAATAATACGCAAGTCATATCTAACTCGGCGTTGTTTACTTGGCACGTAGTTGTGTATACCTCTTACAATATCATCTATTAAATGCTGTTCAGGTATTTGATCTGTCCAATTATATGTATTGATTCTATTATTTGCGAGATATTCAAAAGACCCTAATTCATAAATTGGTTTATTTAAAATATTGTTTATTGTAATAGATACTAAGCTATCAACTTCAACAGACGGACAAATTTCGTTTATCAAAGTATTAATTATTTTATAAGTTTTTACTTCAACATCAGTTGTTCTTAACTGAGACTTTCCTCTGTTCCAAAATCTACTGGTAATATTCTGTGTTCTAGTAGTATTAGTATTTTCTAAATCATATATCCATGCATCATACACATAACCAATATCTCTATAGCACTTTTCAAATTCAGTAGTACGATTAGGATAAGATTTTTTAATCCATTCTACTGATTGCTCAATTATAGATTTTTTATTTTCTTTTAAAATTTTAATTATGTTCATTGTCATTCCAGTACTAACACTACATCTTTGCCTGGACCTACTTTGCTAGGTAAGTCTCCATATTGCTCTACATACCATTTAATAACCGCGGTGTACCAATTTTGACTATTATGATGTGCTTGTTTATTAAACTGATATATGTTATTGTTTGTAGCTTCCATAGTACTTATCGCACGGGCACTTTCGGTCTGGAGCTGTCTGAGTGTAAGATTACTTATATCCAATTTTCATAAACCTAGTATAGTTGGAAAGAAATAATTCACCTTCAAATTTAACATCTGACATAGGAGCTGACTTACTAAATGTATCTAAGTCAGCACTACAATTTATATGATCTTCTATTTCAAAGTAATTGTTGCTTTGTAATACTACTAATTTGCCATCCGGAATCTTTGAATACCATTCTTCGAAATTTTCTATGTGTTCGCAACTTGTGTTAATAATAGTATCAGGCGTATCAGCTAAAGGACACGTTGTTCCGTCAGCTCTAATTACTTCGTAGTTTTCGAACTCATAATTAATATCCATGATATCTTTTGTAGATGATTTAAATTGCCAGTTATCCTTAACCCACGGGTTATTAAATGTTTCAGCAATACTTCGGCAACTAGGATCAATGTCAAAACTTCTAACTTTATTTACTTTAATGTTACTTTCAAATAACATTGTAGCAAGTGTAGCATACCATCCTGCACACAAGAATACTGTGCCTAAATCAACTTTAAGTTCACTAAGTTCTTTTACTAACCATAGTTTGCTTTCTAGTTGTCCTCGGCTAAAACAGTCTGCATTAAAACTGTCATCGTCCTTATACTTACGCATACCTTCAATTAATTGACTGCCTGTTAATCCTTGTATAATTCTAAACAATGCAAACTTATCTTGACTTAATAAGGTTTTTCTAAGATCACTAAAGATAGAGTTATCCGGGTATAGTAATTCTAATCTATCTAGTATTTCAGCAATCTGCATTGTATTTCTCCTTAAGCCAGTTAAAGTCGTTTATCAACCCAAGATCAGCCCCGCTAGAAAGCCCGTACTTCCTGCCAGCACAAGCACCTTTAATAGCATATTCGCCGAAGGGAGCATCTCCTCCCACTGTTGTCCATATTTTGAGTCTTTCATTTGTTTCTTCCTCGTTTTGTCTATCTATTATTTTACTTGCAAGTTTAGTACATTCTCTAAATGCACTACGCCATGTACTAAATTCATCTACATTAAATGCAGTGATATTACTAACTTGCTCCATAGGAATAAATTTAGTACTGATGCTTGTGGTCATATCTGGTTTACTAGTGTCCATGTGTAATGTTGCTATTCTAGGAAGCAATTTTACACCACCGTATCCGTATTCTAGATCATTAATAGGATTGCGGCTACGCCATACATGTACAGCATCTTTATTAGTTCGGTTTGGAACATAAGAAAAATCAAAGTCATCTACAATAAGTGCATCGGCGTCAACAATCCATACCATATAAGTAAATGCTTTTTTTGCTGCTTCAATATGTGCTTGATGTATTCCTTTAACTCCGTGAACACGCATAGCCCACGGCACTTGTGCTTTTAGGTTGTTCCAGTTTACATCAGCTTGGATTTCGTTATAACTTATAAAAATTACATCATACATTGCTGTTCTCACATAGCTTGTAAAATTCTTTGTACTCTGGAAATACTTCTAAAAAGTTTTTATTTCTACGACGATCGTACTCATTTACAAATTGCACAAATCCAAATCTGTCTGCACTTACATTAATTTTCTTTTTGAAACGAGCAAGGCAATCGTTGTATATTCTTTCTAATTTAAAAATCTCATCCATTTTAAATCGCTTGTTCTTTTTTCTTCGTTCGATCATAAAATCTATAGTAGTCTTTAGATATGTTTCAATCATTTCCTCAGTTGCAATTTTAATGTCAAGGAACTCTGGGTGCCTAACATATGCAAAATCCATAACTACTCGTTCGCCAAAGTCTCGTTTTAATTTTTCTATATGACAAACAAACTTGTGGATTGTGGGCAAACTTAAAATATTAAATGCACTCATAAAACAAACCTTAATATCAGTAGTTTGTTCCAAAAAGTATTTAATATTTGAATCAAATAATTTCCAATCCATTCCGTCTCTGCTGTATTCGGCTTGTCCTTTAACACTTTCTGCACTTGTATATAAACTAAATGATTTAATAGATTTTGAAACTTCTAATTCTTTTATAGAATTAACAAATTCTTTCCATAATAATTTTGGAGGACATGCATTACTGTTTATAGCAAAATCTAAATTAGGCTGAGGATTGTTAATTAAATATTGAATAACCCGTTTAGTGTGTTTACTTAATAACGGTTCGCCGCCTGTAATTCTGAATACGTGCATATGCTGTACTGCTTCAGGAAACCATTTCCAGAATGCTTCAATATACGGATTTTCTTCTCTTTCAAGAATAGGAATTTCTGTTTCCTTAATACTATTATAATGGTTGTTTTTTAATATGTAAGCACCATTTGCTTTTATTTCATCAGTCCATTTGCTACTAAATGCCGGGCCGCAGTATGTACATTTAAAATTACAAACGTTTGAGAAACTAACTTCTACATATCTTGGATATATATTTTCGTCTCCTGTTGACGTGATTATTTTCTTTTTATCAGTCTGGCTCCATGTTTCAGAACTTTTAGTAATTCTATCACTAAAGTTATTAGTATTATCTTCAATTCGCCAACAATAATCACATTCGGCAGGACGCTTGCCTGCAAGCATTTCTTTTCTAATTTCTTTTTTAAAATTAGTGTTATGTAATGCACTCGGATTAACTGCAAGTTCATCTAATGGAATTTTATGGGCACCTACATGATGACAACTATGTGTTATGCCAGATCCAAGATGCATAGTTACTTGTGTCCATTTAGCCAGGCAAAATCCACAGCCAACAGCATCTAATTCTTTTTTAACTTGTGGTAAGGAATCTAAATTAATCATTCTGGATCAATTACAAATTGTTGTGCAGGATTTCTACTAGGATTTTGATATACTATTTTAAAGAATTTACTTTGTTGAGCACTTAATGGAGTTTCAGCAATTGGTATTTTTAACTCATTAATAAGTTTAATACCATACGTGTCTGTTTTGTGTTTAATATCTTCGATGCCTGCAAAGGAAGTAGTCCATAAGTCATTTAAATATTTAAAGTCTCTAACTTGAACAAAGTCCCAATCTGTACACATTGTCATATACAGACCCGCTCTTGCTCCTAATATAGCCCAGTCACCGTTTTGTACATCTGCACCTATCATTAACCAAATCCAAAGTCGGTGTAAGTTTTTCCAATGACCTTTTAATAACTGTTCTTTTGTAGGCTTTGCTCCTTGATCGAGTGCCATTTTAACACCTTCGCGGAATCCAGCACGCCATGCTTGTTGTGCTGTAGTGTTGTTATGTACATCAGAGTAACAACTATTTTGTTGAATGTACTGTAAGTCCCAACAGAAGTCTACTTGAGCTGCTATATTATCAGCATCTGCATTTTCGTGTGTACGCATGTTAAGAACATATTCTTTGGGCCAGCATTTGAGACCGCCGTTGCCGTACATCAATCCGTTAATTTCGTTTTTGCCACACCAACTAATAACACTAGATTCTAAATCACTGCCCTGCGGAATATCTAATATTTGTTCTAAAAAGCCAGGGCGTACAATATTGTCACCATCAACAGTAATAAAACGATCTGTTTCGCTTAATTCTGCACATGCTTTGTGTGCAGCATCTGAACCTTCTACACCGTGTACACGTTTTGCCCACGGTGCTTTAGTAAGCAAGTCAGCATAGTTTTTTTCTGCATTGGGTTCGTCATATGACAGATAGATAATATCGTAATCAATAATTCTCATTTATTGCTCCTGTACATTATGTATGTGTTTTACATGATGCTCGCTACACAAAAGGCTTACACGCTGTTTACACACTTCTACATTATAATTTTTTAATGTAACCGTATCGCATAATGCAAGTGTTTTTAAATTAACTTGCAATGTATCTAATAGTATAAATCGATTGCTAGGATCAACTACATAGTACTCCTTAATATAATTTTCTCCTTGTGCAAACATTGCACATACTATATCATCCATTGTACTTGTAGCTGTCCAAGTACAGTTAAACAAGTCTTGATTTAAAATAATTGCATTATGATCTATTACTTGCTTAACAATAATACCCCTAGACTGTGCTCGGTCTTCTGCCTTGTCAATGTGTTTGAGTACAATGTGTATCTTACCTTTTATTTTTGCATTTTCAATTACAATGTAATCTAATATTTGCTTGATGCCGTTTGAAAAGTCAGTATATGTTTGTAAATCAACTTCAATATAATATTCGCCAAAAGAATCGTCTGTTATATTAGCAACTGCTGTGATGTTACCGTCGTCGTTATAATAAATGTAATACATTACACACGCTCCTCAAGCCATCCTAACATGTCTACTGTTAAAAATTCATCTTCAACATAATGCAATACGCCTGATTGTTTATATCCACCTATATAAAGTGTATCATTGCCAAAATCTATAGGTAACACATCAGTCCATTTACTCGGTACATGACTCCAATTTTGTACTTGAGCTTTCATATGAGTAAATGTTAGATTATTATTAATTTTAGAGTCTAAAATCGTTAGTGCAACTGCGGCACTGAGATCTACACTATTCCAATTTTGCATGTCTTTAGGAGCATATTGTTGATAAAATACTTTCCAGTTTGTCATTATTACATCTAATAATTTAAAAAAATTATGAGCTTCGTCGCATTTTGAAAATTTATACATGCCGGTGTATATATTAGGTAAATTGTTTGAATCAAATGTTTTTCTATAGTATCTATTAGTTACTAATTCGTTTCTATATGTAGTTACTTTATTTGTAAAAATAATAGGATCAATATTTTCCCATATTGGAGTAATATTATCTAATATTAACATATCAGCATCAAATACTAGGGTATTTCTATAAGGAGTTAAATGGTAGATTTTCCAACGATTATCTATTTTCCAATCAGAGTTTTTTGCTAAATCGCCCCAAGGTATAGAAATAACTTGATCAAATACATCTTTATATGCTGTTGGAATTACTTCATCAGTTATAATACTAATATTTGTGCCAGGTGCGGTTGCAAGAATACTTAATGCCAATGCATATGCTTGTTGTACATAATCTGTTTTACTATTATTTTGTGCAAGTACACATACACCATTACTCATTTGCAAACTCCTTGTCAATAAACGAGTTTAAGCTAAACTTATTCATAATGTGAACAGTTGCATCTGTAAATTTTACTGGAAGATAATCATATGACTTATGTGCAAGTAATTTAATAACGTTATTATTAACATCTATTAAAATATCGTTATCCGTTGATACCCACATATCACTAGGTAATTGTTTAGGCCACTCGGTGCTATTTTCAAATCCACGCATCATATGCATTGTAATACTGAATGCAAAATCGTTTCTAAATTTAGATTCAGTAATATCATATACTGTTCTATAATAATTGTAATTTTCTTTAATATGTTCTACTAAGTCAAATACTGTTTTTGCAGTATTGCTTTTTGTAAAATATAATATAGTAGCCCAATACATTGGAATAGTTTTATCACTTACTCTATCAAAACTTAGCTCTGTGCCTTGATTAACTAAATTGTAATGATTTGCAATCATAAAATCTTCATTAGTATCAAAACATGCTAGTAACTTATCATTTGATACAAATAAATCAGTATCAATTACAATTGTTTTATCAAATACGCTTAACTCGTATACACTATTGCGAGAAGAGTTTTTCCATTCTAATTTTTTACTTGCATATAATCCGTCATTAAATGTTTTAACAGAATTATTAATAGGTGCAGCAATGTGTGATACAACATCAATATAATTTTTATAAAACGGGTATTCTGATTCAAGGTAATCAACTGTATCTGTAATCAGTTGTACAGGTAAGTTTAAATACTGTTTTACTCGCTTTGCACAATATACTGCTTGCTTTACATAATCAATACTGCTGTTGTTAAATGCAAAAAGTACAACACCTTGCTTCATAAATCAACCAATCCTTGTACTGATCTATTTTTTTTAATTGTTTCGTAGTCAACGGCATATTTACGTGATGCAACTGCATAGACTCCTATTAGTTCTTTTGCAAATTCGTTAACATCAGGAATCATAAAAGGAATACTGTTATCATCTAGTACAACTGCACCATCTGGAATTGTTTTTGACAACGTATAGACAAAATTAATTAGTTCTTGTGTAACAGTAAACTTATGGCCGTGAATATAATGCACAAGGTTTTCTTTATACTGTGCAAGAAAAATACGTTTTTGGTTGTTTTGCGTTGCTAAAAAATTAGAAAACTCTAATGCTTTACTTAATCTTTCGTCCATTGATGACTCCTCATATAGTATTAGTATATACTATAATTTGAAACCTGTCAAGTAAAATTAGAAAGTATTTGTTACGCCTAATGCAATTGTAGGAGCATCAACTTGAACATTTGAACCAGTTGGACGAATGTAGCTCATTGCACTAGTTAATGTACCTTGCACGTTTTCGTCAACTGCTGGACCTGTACCAGTTTGGTCGCCAACGTCATTATCTTGATATTGCATACGGATTCTTACTCCGTTAGTAATTGCACTTGCAAAGATTTTATAACGATTTTCTGAGTACGGATTTGCACCGTTACGATTCATGATTTCTACTTCCCCAGCTAAATCATAATATCCGCTGCTATTAGTAATCGTGCCGCCGGCTCCTGATTTGGTCACATCAACATAATTCACTGTAATAGTACCCGGGTCCATCATTGTTTGCCAGTCTAATGTTTTCGCTTCGCCACCTCCATACGATAAAGTTGACGTAAGTGTAAGTTTGCCGCCAGCATTAAAAAAGGCCTTGGCAGCGTTTGCTGATGACCACGTAAATGTTACATCGTGTGTTTGTGTGCCGTTCCAATTTGTTTTAGTTCTACTGCTAGCAGATACTGTAGTAGACTGTCCAGCACCTAATGTAAATCTATTTCCTGCATCTTTTACAAAATTAACTACATTTTCAAGTGCGTCATGAATGGCTTTAGTGATGCCGCTATCAGTGTTTACAGTAGTAAGTGCCGGACTAGGAGTTGAACCAACTTGGTGTGTATATGCTTTATCAACATCTGTTTTGAGTGCATTCCAGGCAGCAGCAGTAACTTTATCGCCAGGAACAACTGCTGGAGCAGTTGTTGCTTGATTATATCCAGCTGCACCTGTACCTGTACCAGTAGGAGTTCCCATAACAAGATTAATACCCGATCTTAATGTCGTATATTCTGCTTCGCCAATTGTTTGACCGACTGTTACTGCCATGTTTATTCCTCTTTAACTATGTACTTTATTTATACTTTTAACACGCACTCAACTAGTTTCTCTGATTCGTCTGTGTTTGATTCTAGAGAAATACCTACTAACGCAGTTGTCGCAATAGTTGTACATACTCCATCGGCCATTGCATAAACTGCTTGACCTTTTTTAACAGCACCTTTAACACGCACAGGAAGACGACCTTTAAGACCAATATATTGTCCTTCACTATCACTGTTCATCATGTACGCCGGAGCTGTTGATACTACACCAATACAATGATCACTTGCTTTTGCAGGTTCTACATCGTGGTCCTCGCAAGCACATACTGCTACTGCGGTACCTGGTGCTAGTTCTTCTGCTGTTGAATATTTTTCTGCTAAGTCAGCATATCGAGCACTTGTTGCTGTACCTTGGAACAGTACTGCATTTAAGTTACCTGAGCCATCACGCACTGCAACACTGCTACTAGTACCTGTACCAATTGTGTCAACTGCGCCAACTCGTGCAGTGCCCCCAACTATAAGCGCACTTGCTTTTTCTGAAGTTCCGTATATATTAGTTGCGTATACTGCTGCAAACTGATTACTAATATCGCCTAGCGTAACTGATTCAGCTGCGGTTCCGGCAGCATTAAGGCCAGGTTTAACTACACCTGGTGTAAATACAATAATATTTTTAGATAGGCCGCCGCTTTGTTTAGTTCTAAAACGAATTTCGTCACCTTGCGCATTTTGTATAACACCCTGGTTGTCGTTTTCAATAAAGATTTTTAAATCTAGTCCTGCGCCGATAGCAATACCTGCATCGGTTTGGAAGTTAGTGATCTCAGTAAATACACTCGGTTGTCCAGGTGATGCAGTAACATAATTAGCAGCTGATATGCCGTTTAGTTTGTCAGCGTTAGTAGCTGTACCGTGGAATCGTTGTGTTCCGCTAGTAATACCAGCTGTTGCGTTGAGTGTATTTTTAAGGGTTACTCCTGCACGTACTACATCAAATCCAGAAATAGCATTTTCAGCATCGGCACTATCAATTGTAAATTCTACAGGACTAATAATAAACATTACTTCGTCGTTAATTGTTGCTGCAATAATACTCTTACTAACTGCAAGATCATCACGAACTGATCTACTCTGCATTTGCGTAATACCAGAGCCAGCATCCTGCGGTCCAATCAGTACAAAATCTGTGCCGTTATATGAATATAGCTGTTCGTTAACAGTGTCCCACCAAAAATCGCCAGTTGCTAACCCTGCAGGGGCCGTAGCACTGATTTCGGCACCTCCTGTCGTGCGCCATTTAGCACTATCATAGAACTTTAGTTTGCTGTTTGCAGTATCAAACCAAAGTTGCCCTGTAACTGCTCTCGGTGGTTGATTGGCCCCAGCAAAGTTTTCTAGCAAAAATACAAAGTTTTCGTTTTGTATTTCACCGTAACCTGCATAGTTTTTACCAACTAGCTTGATATCAGTTGTTTGATCCAACGTACCATCTTGTACGATGGTTAACTGATTTGTGTTGTATTTGTTAATTGTATACGCCATATTTAAATAACCCCTTGCTGTTAGTATTTATCGCAAGTTAAGGATAAACGCCTGTGCTGGTAAATGTCCAGGTAGCGCCCGTAACTGTAAATATCATTGTGTGGCGTGACGGAGTTAAAACTACCGTACCCGATGCCGGATTTGCTGCTGTAATATCTTGTATTACTGATTCGTTTTGAGTGCCGGCACTGTCAACTGCAATTGTAGATTTTTGTAATACCCCAGTGCCATTAGTGGTCACAGTTATGTTAATACCAGTAACTGTGGCACCAGCGTAGCTAGTACAATGAATAGTAGCAACTGTGCCTTCTCTCGCACTATTTGCAGGGCTAATACTTTCTAATATACTTCTAACATCTACAATCGGGCCGTTGCCTGTTCCTGCGGGATTAGGACTAGTTAGTCCTGTAATGTCTAAAGCAAATGCAATTGGAATTGTAGCGACTGATGTATCAACATATGCTTTATTTGTTACATCTGTTGCAGTAGTAGGCGTAGCTACTCCTGTAATTTTTTGACTGTTAAGTGTAATTGTGCCGCCAGTTGTGATGCTTAATGCGCCTGGCGTCGATATACTACCTAATGTAACATTGCCAGTGACACTTAAACTTCCTAATGTACCTACTGTAGTTAGTCCGGCGGCAATTGTAACCGTGTCACCAAGTCGTGTTTTAGAAAGTACTTGTGTATTTTCAATTCTATATTCTTTGCCAGCAATTAAATCTATGTTTTGATTAAATGTCCAGTTTCCTGTTGACTGAACCCAATTAATAGTTTTATCGGTTGCGCCTTTTAGTGTGATGCCACCTTGATTTGCGGTTGTGTCTGTAGGAGTGTCTACTTTTCCTAATTCAATGTTAGGATCTTCCACTGTCATTGTTGCAGTGTTAACAGTAACAGTGTCGCCTTCGATTATTAGGTCACCTCCAACTGTAAGATTTCCAGTAAAGTTGCCGGCTCCAGTAACATCAAGTGCAACTGTCGGAGTATCTTGGTAGATACCTATACGACCTGTACTTGTGTCAAGAGTGAATGCTTCAATAAAGTCATTGCCTAGAGGCACTCTAATTGAAAAATCATAATTTAATTGTTTAAGTTCTATAGATGTTGTAGTTCCACTATCAACTGTTTTAAACGATGCATATTGTGTATCGCCATATCCTACAGTAACACCAGTATCGCCCTTAACAAACAATGCGCCTTCCATTTGTTGATCGACTACTGCATTTGAATTATCACGTTCGTTAGTTCGTATAAAATCAGTAGCAGAAAACGTATTTCCTTGAGCATCAATTAACAATTCTGCAGATAATGCAGTACCTTGATGTTTAAAATCTGAAACTACAGTTGGATTAAATCCAACTTTGATTGATCTGCCTGGTGTATAAGGAAGTATATTATAATCTACTCCTGGCGTAAATTCAAATCTACTATATATTCCAGCAAGTACGCCGCCTATATACATCGCTAACACAGTTTTAATCTTATTACTAGTATCTACCATAGTAACTGCTTCAAGACCTGTTTTGCCCTGAGTTGCGTTATATTGTGGTCCAACTAATACTAAATCACTTCCGTCCCAAAAATATAATTTATTTTCAGCGTTATCGATCCACAAATCTCCTGATACAAGGTTAGTAGGTTGGCTACTACTTACCGTCGGCGAACCTGCTGTTCTAAAACTAATACCATCATAAATTTTTAATCTATTTTCGCTGTTATCATACCAAAGTTGGCCCTTTAGTGGATTACTAGGAGCACTAGTTGATGCAAAATTTTCAACTATTTTAACAAAATTTTCATTAAATGCTTCGCCAAAACCTTTGTAATTACGTCCAACTAAAGTTATGTCTGTAGATGCAGTATCAATTATGCCATCAGTAAGTTCTACTAACAGATCACCATTGGTCTTGTTTATTTTATAGCTCATGCAGTAACTCCTGTGTAGATAATATAATTAATAGTTTGGAATGGATTCATAATATCAATTGCTGCACCCACATTACTAAACCCACTGCCAGCAGGTACAAGTACATCACCACTATTTGGCAGTCGTTGAGATAAATCTTCTGCGCCGGTTTGTAAACTAGATCCTTCTGAACCTGTCGGCAAGTTGCTTCGGCCGTCAACTTCTCTATGTACATAAAATTGTTGTCCGCCGGACGACTTTAAATTATGTTGGTGTTCTGGTAGATTTTCTAATCCTATAGTAGTTGTATCTGTTCCGTCTACTGCTCCTACTACACTTGCATTTGATCCTCTATTTCTAATGTCTGGATCGTCAACAGATGGACTTGTACCTCCCATTGATAAGTTACCTAGTGGGAACCTACCTCTTAGATCAGGTATATTAAAATATCCCGAACTTGGAGTTGGTCCATAATTATTTCCAACTAGCTGAAATAATTGATTATATACACCAGTTGCTAGTTCTTGGCCGTTGCAAAATTTCCATCCTGATGGTTCAGCAAGTCCTGCATACGGCATAATACTTCCGATAGGAGTTAACCCTGTAATACTATTAAATAATGTTGCCCTAGTTATACGTTTCAATCCTGTGGCTACGCCGCTTATTCTATCAATTAAAAATTCATCGCTTGATAAACTGTTAGATACTTGTTCTTTAGCACTAATAACAGTATTTTTTAATGTTAGTGCAAATGTTTTTACGCCGCCGCCGGTTTGTCCGTCAAATACATTTTCAACAGTTTCAACATCGCCGGTCATTCTAAAAGTTGTTGAACTTGTTAGTTTATCAGCACTACCTGATTTACCACTTACGTTGCCACTTACCTGTCCTTCTAAATTTCCCAAGAAGGTAGTTGCATATATTTTTTTCCAGCGCAAAGTTGCACTACCGATGTTTCTAGCGTTGTTAAGATCCGGTAGTACTAGATCACTTGCTGCGGTATCAACTACTAGATCGTTATTGCCTAATGTTATACCCTTTTGTACCATTATTGAATCACCAACATTTAATGCTTTAGCAACGCCAGCGCCACCTTTAACAATTAATGCACCATTACTAATAGTAGTACTTTGGACAGTGTTAGTTGTTGTAATAATTCCATTAGTTTTAATATTGCCAGTAACATCTAATGCTTCATCCGGAGCTTCGTTGTTAATACCAACTCGTAAACTTGAATCTATTCTTAAAACAGTATTACTATCTCCGGAATTTCTAACTCTAAAGTCAATATTTGAGCCTTCAATATTATGTTGAATAATTCCTGCACTGCCTTCAATACCGATATTAAGCTCTGCATTGATACCGTATGCAATGCCGCTATTGTTTTGAACATTTAACGGAAATGATGTTGTCGATTCTATATCGCCTCTTAGAAAGTTAGCCGCAGGAATTGCTAAATTACTAACAATTAGACTTTCTGCTTTTTCAGCAGTACCATAAAACTTAACATCGTTAATGCCATCGGCATTTGTGTCTCGGTTTGCTAGGTTAATACCTGGACGAATTTGTACACCACTAAATCCGTTAATTGTTGCTTTAGGAGTAAATGTATTAAATGCAATAATGGCAACAATATTGGCATTAACTTGAATTTCAATAACTGTATATTCTGCGTTATCTTGACCAATAATAGTATTAGGTGTTGCTCCAGTTGTTAGGCCCTGACTAAAATTTGGACCAACTAAAATCCAATTAGATCCTGTAAACAAATATAATTGTTGGTTATCAGTATCGGCCCATAAATCGCCAGTAAGTGCTTGGGTAGTGTCTGGCTCTGTGGAACTCTTTTTAAGTCCACTTGCAGATAGCCAAACAGTACCGTCATAAATTAATAATTGTCCGCTGTTATTATTATACCACAACTGGCCTTCGATAGCATTATTAGGTTCAGTAGGACTTGCAAAGTTTTCTAATAAATGTAGCAAGTCTTCAGCAATAGCAGCGCCATAACCGGTACTATTCCTACCTGGTAATTTTATACTTGTAGTTGTGTTGATTGTTTGATCTTCAATTACTATTGGATCTTTATCAGCACTATCAGTAAATTGTATTGTATATGCCATTTAAATTATCCCTCGTTAAAGCCAGATAAACTTTGTACTCTAACTGTATAATCAATTTGAATTAGTCTATTAAGTGATTTTTGTACAGGATGAAAAATAACATGTGTTAAAAGTCTACCATTGCCGCCTGCACTGTATGCTCTTAGTCCTAGTTCGTCAAATACATAAAGACTATCCGGACTTGTTGCAGTGTCAAATGCATCTTGGCCGTTTGGCTCGCCATAATCTAACAAACAAGTTACTAAAATATCAGTATAATTTGTACCACTCACATGGCGTGTTTCAATCTTGTTACGAGCAGGATCAAGATTGTTTACACTTCTATCATCTACTACTTTAGTAAATGTTTCGTTGTATAAACTAGCATTTGTGCCTGTGCTGTTTGGCGTCAAGTATGTAATAATACCTGTAGGGTCAACACTAGTGCCACCGTTGCCAAATCCCATTTGATAAATCCAGCCTGTGCCTGCATTGCCTAAACTTTCTGCAAGACTAATACTCATATTTTCATAATGAATAGCGTTGCGTTTGTCTACAATAACCTCTCCAGTCTCTGGATTGTGTATTTTAATGTGTCCTTGAAGTAACACACCACTTTGTTCATTTAATTTATCTGTCATTTGTTTTATATCCTGCTTATTGTATTTATCGCGGCAAGTCAACTGTTGCTGCACGTAAGAATCTACTAATGTCTGTATCTGATTCACCTAGAGGTGTCCCAAGTGCATTCCATACTATTCCGGTGTGTCTGACAATTGTTACTTTAACGTTTTCAATTGGTGTTTCCAATAATGTTAGTGCAGAACCGCTTATACTAAATTCTGCCGGCAAAGTTACATCGCCCTCTGGACTATCTTGTGCTGTCGGATTTGGCATTACATAAGAACTAATTGTATTTTTACGTAAACGTCTGCCTCCTACAAATACTTCAAATTCATTAACACTATTTGGAACAAAGTCTAACGGATATGTTGCCGTAGTGCCATCCGCTAAAAATTGCGAAGTTAGAGTTTCGTCTTTGTATGGCATAGTTGCAGTTGGTCCTTGGTTATAAACATTTTCTCCTTCGAGATAAACTGTCTTAACACCAGTACCTAATGTACCTCTGCGTAGTTGACTTAGTACGTTACCATTTCTTACAAAGTATTCAATGCGTTCACCGTCTATAAACAATATTCCAGGAACACTGCTTGTTGGTGATGGTTCAGGTAAGGAAGATCCGTCTGTTACTGTAATACTCTGATCGTACCATTTTAGATCAGCGGCTAACATTACACCGTTTCTATCGTCAAGACGTTTGTAATGCGTTCTGTTGAGCATATCTTTAAATTGGCTCCATCCATATTTGTTAACTAATACAGGATCTGCAAAATGTAGTAATTCAACTACATCATTTGCAGTGATTTCTACATTAATTTTAACATAACGCTTATTATTAGTTACATAATAATGTACACTAGGAATTAGCAAATCACCGTTAAGAGTTACCCAAACATATTGTGCATCTAATGCACGTCTTGATAATTCAATTAATCCAGCAGTTAAGTGATTGTACTGATACCAATCAGCTGTTCCTACAGTTAACGAAATTCTATCTACAATATCATATTGCTGTCTATCAAACCCTTGCGAATCATGGTTACTAAATTGATATACTGTAATAACATCGCCTTCGTTATATGCACTGTCAATATACAATGTACTCGGAGTTGAGACAAATTCATTGCTCGAATCAAAATATCCATATCTATATTGACCATCACTAGTAATATAAACATTTAGTATATCACCGTCTTGTTGTTTAACTCGTGTTTTTAATCTAACAATACTTCCGTTACCAGTGTAAGTCCAATCGAGATTATATGCTAATTCTACATTATTTAAGAACACTTTCATCTCTTTGTTGCTAATAGCCCCCACCGGAACTTGGAATTCTTCTAGTCGGTATTCACGGCTTGCGGCTGTTGTAATAAAGCGGCGTGTATATCCTGCATTTAGAATTTTATTATTAACCTTTACAATACTAAACCAAGCACTTGGCTCATTATTAAACGGAGTCTGATTTAACTCAAATGCTACTGTACTTCCGTCTGCTGTAAATGTATCAATAGACACTTCACTAAAGTTTTGTGTTGCACCACTAAAGAAAGCATAACTTATAACGCTTCCTGCTGCTGGTGGCGTAGCAAACGATATAACAACGTTGTTTGGATACTCGTAGGTGTTATCACTTTCTTGGATTACGTTAGATAATGTTTCGCCATTTAGTGTAACAAAGTACTGAAGATTTTCTACAAATCTTACATTAGTTAAGAATTTACTTGTAATTCCATCTGCAACAAAATTATCAATGTCTAATATATCTGTACCACTTACTCCTAGTACTGCTAAATGTATTTTAGCATTTAGTGCAGGTGCAGTATTAAACGTCACTAACTTGTTAGCATAGTTAATAGTGTAATCTTCTGCTAATACAATATTATATTCTACTTTTACAAATAAGCTGTTTGCTTGCAACGGTGCTATATCTAGACTGAACGTCGTAGTTACTCCATCGCCTGTATAATTTCTTGAAGTAATTTGACTACTGCCGTTTTTTGGTCTTTCATATACTTTAATATCAACTGTATCAAGCAATTGTCCTGGAACTAATTCTTCTGGACCGCTGCTTGTAGTAGCAGTTACAAATCCGTCACCGTCAATAGTAATATCTTCTGCTCTTAACCCAGTGGCAGTCGAATAATTAAGATTTCCACCAGTAAGTATAGTGTCATAACTATTAGGCTCTGGAAGGTATGTGCCGTCACTAGTTGTTTTTCTAATAATGATAATATCGCCTGCTTGGTTAGCAAGATCAAGTCCATCATTATCAAGGAATACAACAGTAGTAGTTCCGTCTCCTGTAATACTTTGACATATTGCATTTGGATTAGTTACTGGGGTTGCAGTGCCGTAGTTGACGTCATCAACTCTTACACCGTTTTTATAAATGTTATAAACAACACCGCTTGCTAATGGTGCAGCAAGATCAAGACTTATAGTCGAACCATCAAGTTCAAAAATTTCATCTTCAAATGTAGTGTCATAACTATCCCACGTGTCTTCGTACCATCCATCTGCATCCCATCCACGGCCGGGGCCGAAGCCAAAGCTCTTAACTTCAACACCGCCGTAATCTAACCCAGTCATAAGTTGATTTAGATCCTTGCCTGTCATTCCAACTGTTGGAGTATAATAATTATTAATTCTGTCTTGTGCTTGCATTAAGCTAACAGTTTTTTTATACTCAACTCTTATTGATTTGCCGTTAGCCTGAGCTTCAGTAAACGAGATTTGTCCGTAATATCGATCATACCCTTTAGTAGTATCAAGTAAATTACTATAGGTATATTCACTGTTTAATGCTTCTTGAGTATTAACGTATACATTTATAGTCGACCTTGATAAGTCCATTGGCCATACTAAGTTAAACTCATACTTGTTGCCACTTGCTGTAAATGTTTCTGTTTGACTTATTATTGTATAAACATATGTTCCTGTAGTTCTATCAAACTTAACAGTAGAATGTATTCCTCTAACTAGTCCATTGCCTATTTGTACACTATATGTTGCTTCTTCTCCGCCATCGACGATATTGTTTAGTGCTGACACTGTAGGAGCACTGTAGTATCCGCTACCTGCATTAACTACATCAACTTTAGTTACTTTGCCGTTGGTTCCGATGTGTGCTTTTAACACGGCGCCTCCGCTGCCGCTTAATGTTAATTCAGGCGAACTTCTATATCCGCTACCCTGGTTTACTACTTTAACACTTGTAATTTTGTAACCGTTGTTATCTAACCAATTTTTATTTGGATAAGTTTCAACGTCAGCGTTGACACCAATTAATACACCATCTTGCACTTTAATGGACTGCGGAACAATGTTACCTTCAACTACATTGTATGACGGTGGCAAGTCAAAGTCAGTAACAACTGTACTTGTATTATCAAGACCTTCGTATGCACTTAGATATTCTCTAATTTTAGTACCGAACGGTTTAACTTCTTTAATATAGGCTTCATAACTTGGAAGGTTATCGTTATTAAAAGTAATATCTTCTCTTAACATTCCAACATTATGTTTTGCTTTAATAAAGCTAGTTTTGAATGCCCAATCGATATATGTTTGTTCACTAAATGCATATCTTAGACCTGCAAAGAATAATGCATTAAAACTAACTAATAGTTCGTCAATAAACAAATCATCTTTAATTGATGTTAATATAGTTCTAAGTTCAATTACCGGTTCACTATCATAAATTTTAGTATCAAAACTTATAGTATCAAAACCTGTAGAAGATTCAACAGTATCATATAGTGTAGATTTAAACTGTATTGTACCGTCTTGTCTACCAACAGTGTTGTAATTAACAGTGTAATCGCTAGTATTTTGATCATCTACTTTTTCTAATAATAACCAACCCCCTGTACCAACTGTTGATATCTTTACAACATCGCCAATGGTATCGTCTAATGCAGTCAATTCATAGCTATTGTCAATTAGATAATCAATCTCAGTTAATGCACTGTAACTAGTTGCATACCAATCTGCATAATCCCAATACAGTCTTACATTATAACTTTGACTTTGAATTCTATTCCAAGTTCTAGTTTCACTAATTCTTTCGTATAGTGCCCATTTACCTTGTATAGCACTATCGCTATTAACTAAAACTGTAAATCTTCTTACAGTTAGTGTAGGATTAGTATTATAGTATTCACCTGGTTCTACAACCGTAACTTCAGTAATTCTACCTAGGGCATCAATTGTAGTCTGGAACTCTGCTCCTGTACCGGCGCCTGCAACTGTTACAGTTGGAGGCACTCTATAACCCCTACCCGGATTTACAATATCTACTCTTACAATCTTACCGTCTACAACTACAGGAGACACTATAGCTTGTGTTGCTTTTGCAACACCTATAAATGCTAAATCATCTATTGTATCTACAGTTGCATCCCATATGTTAGTTACTTTTCCCGGTGCTGGATCCGCATTAAACAATGTAGTAAAGATCTTATCATCTACAATTAAGTTTTCTTTAAGGATAAGATTAGTGCGTTCAATGAATTGTTTTAAAGCTTCATAACGATTTGCAAACCAACTCTGTCTTGGTCTATTTAAAGAACCGTATTTTTGTTTTAGGCTTAACGTCGGATCAGGGACTACACGATTTTGTTCATCGTATCCAACTAAGCTGTCGTACCATTTTCTAATAATATCTCTGTTAGGTTGACTTGTTTCAAGGCCTTCAGATATAATTTGATATTGTGTATGAACATTTTGATCTTGATTTTGAATTGTCCAGAATTGCGTACTTAATGCTACGTCAGTACCTTTGATATATCCTTCTACATTATAGAGTACAAAACTGCTTGGACTAATTAATCCAGCAAATGTATATCCTTTAGCAACAGGGTCAGCAATGTAATCTGCTACATCGCTAATGTTAATTTTTCTAAATTCTACATCGGGTGTAATCTTTTTGTTAGCTACCCAGAAATAATAAGTTGTTTTAAACGTACCTGCTATACTGTCGTATTTGCGCTTAGTGCTGTATGCACTGTCACTGTGTAGACTAGTTCCGCTATAGCCTTTTGCAAATCCGTTTTCAGTATCTGCTGCTGCATCCCACACACTAGGTAATACATCAGACTCTACCCATTCGTATACATCAATAGTGCTACCTTGAAATACTTTAGTCCAATTTTGTGTGCTATAAATCACATTACCTTGATACGGATTATAGAATTTAGCATTAGTTAAATTCCACCATACTTCGCCAATATGGTCACTACCCCAGCTATTAGTTACATCAACAGTAGTTCCTCCAATTAGCGAAGTATCATATAATGCAGGATCATAATAAGTTTTAAATGTCAACTCTTGTTCAGCAACACCTGCTACTTTTCCTTGAATTGGATCAATATAATCGATATATGTTAATAATTCATTTTCCTTTGTATTGTAAAGGAACATCTTTTTAATCTTGTTAATATCAACTGTAGGTTTGGCAGCTCTATGAGTTGTCCACATAGTTGATAACTTGCTATTAGAAAAGTCTATTACTTGGCCAGTATAAATGCCAGAAACTTTGGTTGGTAACCCAACATACAAGTGATTGTTTTTAGCAAGAATATTTCTACCAAAGTAGTTTACATCACTATCTGGTATTTGTATTGTTTGTGCAAATAATAATTCCGACTCTATCTTTTCGTAAACGTATACAACTCCCACATCTTTATTAACTGTTTTAAAATCTGTAAAGCCGCTATCAAACACAGTAGTAAATGCGTCAAAGTACGTTTTAGTTTTTGAATCTGCACTTCTAGATGAAACGTGTAATTTTTCTCCGTCAAATTCTACTTTCCAACCAAACATTTCAGCTCTCTCATTATTAGGACTGCTTAATGTTTGTGATTGAACAAATACTCCGTCAACTTGTTTATAGATATAGACAATGCCCTGATCTGCTTTGTAGTCGTCATTTAAAGGAGCGCTAATTGCAATTAACATTCCGTCAGTTGAGATTGACACTGAATACCCAAATGCCGATGTTTTATCAGGTGCATCTATTTCTTGCGATTTTTCAAAATGTCCTTTATTAGATCTATAAACTACTATTTGATTAGGCGACGTAACATCATATAATGCATTAACAACTAATACTTCTCCAGAAGTTGCAATATCAAATTGCGAACCAAATTCCTCAAGGCCAGTTTGATTTAATATAGTAAGTGTACTGTCGTCGCCTACACTAAGTCCAGTTGAGTTAGGAATAAATCCAACGTAATCAACTAAATCGCTTGTCAAATTCCAATCGTTAAAATTAAATGCTCCAGCGGCAATATTAGTTTTTGCAACATATAGATCATTACTTAGATAAACAATGTCATTAGTAAAATAATTAAGACCAGGGCTAAATGTACCTTTAAAGTTTTTATTCTTTGCATAGTCCCAATTATAAGTTAGACTATTTTCTTCACCCTTTTTAATGAAATACAATCTACCCGGTAAGCTAGATGTTTTAGATCCTTCAGCGTGAACAAATCCTCTGTAAAGATTTCCGTTTTTAGTAATTTTTATAGAACTACCAAGTTTAAAGTTTGCCTGTTTTTCAGGAACTGTGTAACTAGCTATACGATCGTATCTACCCGGTGCAGCTTTAGAATATATAGTATAAAGACCTTCATTAGCTAGTCCGCTTGAAGTTCCCGTTGTTTCAGCTGGAATCTGATATACTTGTGTCCATTCGTTGTTAACTGCACTTGGAGAATTTGCAAGTCGAGGTATCCCTGACACAGTTGCAGTTGTATAAAACCAATATTCTATATCTAATAAACTAGATGATAGTGTTAGTGGTATAGTTGTTGGAGCTTCAAACACTAAAAGTTTGCCAATACCTTCGCTAGGTAAACCTAGGCTAACATATTGTATCTGTCCCATTGTTCTGTTGGCTTGATAAGTTGGACTAGGATCTCCAGGAATTAGGTTAAATCTAATTTCAGCATTTTGTCCATACACATCGCCTTCAGACCAAGTGCCTGTTAAACTCTTAATGAATACAGTTACATTAAGGCCTTTTCGTTGGTAGAATGCAACTACGCCAGTAGCGCCGGTTGTTAAGTCTGCTACAGTCTGTCCTACTTTAGGTTCAAATGGATTGCCAGCAGCATCAAACTTTGTGTAGTTGAAGTTTATATAACCGTCCCATACATCATAAATTATCTGAGTAGCATTAGTAGTTGATGTTGATAATCCAATAGCTGTCAGGTCTCTAATAATACTAGTACCGTATTGAGGTAGTTGATTAACATATAACTCAATATTGTATCCTTGAACAAATGCATCACTGATTGCTTTAGGAGCTCTAACTACATACAAGTTACTTAAGAACGGCGAGGTAGAACCATATGCACCTGGTAAACCTTGATAACTTAATTTTTGTATATAAGCATTATATGTATTTTGACTGCTAGTTGTAGCAGTGTTATAATCTAATGAATTATAGAATACTGTAGAAGCGTGTGCTATATCTGTAATAACATCGTAAAATACTAAACCTCTACCTTGATCTGTATTTTCAGTAATAGCCGTTGGTGTATAACTAGGAGTATCAATATACCAGAAGCCGCCCAGTTGTGTGCTAGTATCAATACTATCACTCGGACCTTGTAAAATATACTCACCAATAAAGTCACCGTCGTTACGGAATAAACTATCAGTACTGCTAAATGTACCATTAACGCCTGTTAAGTACATTACTACTTCCGCACCTACATTAAAAATATAATCAACTGTTCCAAGAGCAGTTTGAGTTTGCAGTATGTCGCCTAATTCTGGTTGAACAGTTGACGATCTAACATATAACACTACATCAATTTTCTTTTGAATTGTGTGAGTTTGTTCTATAAATGCTGCATCAATCACTGCAAACGATCCGTTAAACGGTGAACGAGATGCAAGTGCTGCTAATCCTTGATTAGAGTATGTTGTTTGATTCCAGGCAAGTTTAATTTGATTGCCTACTCCGCTACCATCATACTGCGCTAAGGGTGCTCTAATTAATAGATGTGTTACTGGCTGGTTTAAAAATGCTAAGGATGCTTCATTAGGATCTATTGCATAATTTCCAACAAGTAATGTTGGTATAGATTCTGTACTAGTATTTTCTATATTTAATACATCAACAATATATGTTATAGAATTAAAACTATTAAACTGAATACTTGCTTCTTCACCTTCTATATCAACTAATGATTTCCATAATTGTTGATCTTTAGCAACAATTGAACCTTTGCCGTAATCACTGCCAGGAACAAACGTACCGGCATATTTTGTTTTAACATTTGACGCATTTGGTGATCCAACAATTACATATGCTCCGTCTGGACTAACTGCAACTGCCGCGCCAAATTGTTCTAAATCATTACCAAACTTAAAGGGTTCGATAACTTGTGTTTGTACAAAGTTTATTGAATCAGTGGCACGAGAATAAACATAAACTTTTCCGTCGCCCTGGTCTGGGGCTCCGACAATCAGTGTGGTATTTCTATCATCAACACTCATCGCAGTACCAAATGATACATCTGACGATGTTGATGGTTTTGTTAATCTTAATTGCTCTGTAAATAAGTTTTCATTCTTAAGTACTGACCATTTACCTAGACCACTAACATTATCAATCCATAGATAATCATTGGTGTCAAGATTTTGTTGTAATATAGTATTTGCTGAGGAAATATTAGCAGCACGCACTTTTAAGAAACACGTAATAGAACCTACACATTTAGTAATTTCTGTTTGTACAGTGGGTGTGAGCAAAGTAATAACATTTTTATCTACAGCAGATACAACATAGAAGCCATCTAAATCAAATTTTTCTGTAGTTGATGCTGCTGTAGAATCCTCAGCAATATATTCTACATAGTTACTAAAACTATGTAATCCAATTACATCATCAACTTCAATGTCAGTAACGTTAGTTGTAAGCGTTAGAGTAAACGAAGTAGTTCCAGCTGAAACTGCTTCAACTTCATAATCAGTGTCAACATGTTTATATACACCCCAATCAAGATTATCATTTCCAACCCAGATATAATCAGTTATTTTAACATCTACAAAATTAAAATCAACAATATTAGCATAACTTGTTGCAATACCACGAACATCTTCAGGATTTACATATCCTGCATTTTTTACATAACTTGTATCTACATACTTTTCAGGGAAAGGTTTATGGTTGTAGTTAGGAGTTTTTTGGTAAACTTCATAAGGGAGTATTCTGTAGACTAGATCAGTTTCTGTTCCGGTTGTACTTGTTACTAAGTCAATTGGCTGAGGAGTTAATCTAAATTTACTTTCATCAAGTAATAATTCATATTCTTCAAACCCATCACTTGCGCCGTATTGGCCGTCACGGATTGCCCATTCTTCGTAAAACTCTAAACTATCTTTATCAGCACTACTTAATACATCAAATAGTTTTGTTAATGCATTTTTAGTACCTTTGTCCTGTATCATACCTTGATAAAATTTATACTGACTCACATCATCATTAATAATATTTTCAAGGTATTGACGTTTCTGATAACCGATTAAGTGTTGCGCCATGCGCTGTTGCTCAGTATCAAAATTGTCTGAATCTAAGTCATAAAAATCTGCAAACTGATTAGTTTTGTATTCAAAGTTTGCATATAGTCCTGCTTCGGGTTTTTCGTTTAAGCGATTCCAGTCATTTGCATCAAAAGATTCTGCCCCAGATAATTTAGTAGATGCACTGTAGTAAAACTCTTTATATTTTACAATACTACCAATTGCATAATCCGTCCAAGACTCCCAAGTTGTTGCCTTAGCATCATCATATATAAATCCGGGAATATTTAAACTGCCGTCCCATTCTTGAGTAACATATCCAAGAACTTTAATTCTTTCCTGTCTGTAACCCGGTTGTGTATCATAAATGATATCACCAAATACAGTCTTATTATCAATCAATAACACATGCTCTTTTTGTACAAGAGGAAGTTTAACAGCAAACACACCGTCGGCGGTATTTCTTGGACGAATAATAAACTCGTTAGGCGAACGTCCTAATGTTGAAAATTCCTGTACTAATTTTGTACCGTCTGATTGAAGCAAACTGTATCCGTAGAAACTATCAAAGATATTATCTACCATTGAATACTCTGATACAAATTTTAATTGTGTAGCTGCTGGGCTTAATGTAATAACACTGCCTTCGCCCCAGTTTTGTGTAGTCCAGAATAAGAATTCATTTACACTGTGGCGCCAGTTTAATACAACCTTTGCATCGCCTTCGTAGTAATCAAATACAAATCCTTGGTCCATTAAGTACTCACCGTAGCCTAATAGAAAGTCGACTACGTCTTGGATAGTAACAAATAATTGTCCGTAATCTGCTTCAAGAACAATAGTTTTATTAACCTTTCTTCTTACAAATGCAGTTCTGCCGCCAATTAACGGTAGCGCAGGTAGTTTAACAAGATTAGTTGTATCAAAATCTGTACTGCTTATAAAGTTAGATTTTACTCTATAATATGCACCCTGGTATTCAATATTTTGTCCGGCAACATATTGTTTGCCGCTATCCCATATTAAGTAACTTTCACTAATTCCGCCAATGTTAATACTAGGATCTGATTGTGTAGATATTGCTGCATAATAATTAAAAGATGCAATTTCAGTATCATACCCTTTAATCACGTAGCCGTCACTTCTGCGCTCTACAATGACACCACTGTAAGAAACAGTTTTAATAGGAGTACTTGTGTTTAAGAATATTTTATAGTTTTCATCTGGAACAAATACATTGCCCTCATTTAACGGTGTGCGACTATCTAATATTAATCTAAACTTGTCCTTATCAGTAAATCCTGCTAGCTTGTATCCTAACTGATTTTTAATAGTTCTAATGTTTGATTTGTAGGCAGTGTACGATGTTGTTATATCAGCTGCCATATAATTTGCAATATAGTTTACAACACCACTAGTATAAACTTGAACTGTGTCTTCATATGTATTTGGAAATACAATATCAGATAATTTTATTCTAGTATTTGTTTTAGCATATATTAAATCGCCTGAAATGTTTCTTACTTGATTAATTCTATCAAACCCAGTAGCAAATAGCATATGTGGTTTGTTAATTGCAAATGCGGTAATAACACTAAACGGATATTGGCTACTTGCTCTCCAAGCACTTTCAATAGGGGCGCCATCGCCGAATACAAAACTTTCATCTAACAATTGGTTATCAAAATAATTGATATAGCCTGACTCAATAGGAGATAATAAATTACCTTCACTATTAACCGGCAAGTGGTTAGTTAACCCTGGACGTTTATAATTATTAAGTATTTTATATTTTACGCCAGGTTGTCTTACAATACCTGCTTCGATATCTTGCCATAAAAGCAAGTTCTCTTTGGTGTAGGGAGCAGGGCCGTACTGTGTTTCCCACCACGTAGGCATAACTGTAAACCCAAGCATTTCCCAAGGGTGTGTATGCGGGCGATCAGTATCGTAGGCTTGCTGGTAAATCTGTCTCCAGAAGCCCGGTAATACCGCACCAGTAGGACCAGTACTACCTGCGTAGTTAAATGTAAACGAGTTAGCTCTATCAAAGAAATTATGTAATGTGTAATCTTGGTCAATTAGTTTTGTCCACTGCAAAAAGTCAGCTAGTATTACTCTATCAATTTGACGTTTACTAACTGCTGTATTTCTGTAGTCACCGCCGATAAGACTATGTATGTTTAAGAAATTAGTATCGTATCCTACTTTAATGTTATTAAAAATTCTTTTTTCAAGTTCTAGTAATAAGTCATCTCTATAATCATCAAACGCTGCAATCTTACTACCGTCGTGTCCTTGAATAATATATCTCGGAGTTTGGTAGGTATCGTCTAAGTATTTTGCAGGCTCGTATGAAGGATACAGGCCTAGCTTGCTTGGCGTAGGTGGAACGTAACTGCCGTTAGTAGTTTCATATTCATATATATCAACTATATCATCAGGCTGTTTAGCCGCTGTAATTAAAACATAACCTTCAGTGTTAAACGTATAATCTCTACCTTGAACTAATTGTACTTCATTTAAGTATACTTGCACTGCTATTCTTGAAGGTGTACTTAATGAAAATGCTGTTGACAACGGGTAATACAATTCGTCGGCATCAATTACGGCAGTAGTTAGTTTCTTAGTTGCACCGGTAGGAATCATGTCACTAAAGAAAAACGGTTGTGTAGAAGTTTTATCTTTATTAATTTCTGTTAGAATTGCATCTACATGTGATTTAATAGTACCGCTAAAACTTATATCTTCTGCTGTCTGTAAGAATAATCTTTTAAAAGTTGAGTATTGCAGCATTGCAAACTTTAAACTTTTTACAACATTTGCATCGTTATCTAACATATGATACATTGCAAGATTCATTGGTGAACTATGTTGTACAAATCTACGACCTAGTTCTGTTACATTTCCAATATCTCTTAAATTACTTGTACCCGGATATGTTCCTACAAATTCATCATTTTGTTCTACAATAGTAGCAACGTGATCATTTACTTCGCCAAGCGTAAATTCTGTAATATTTTCATTTCCAGGATTTCTTTCTAAGGAAGCTGGAATTTCATAATACCCGTTTGCATTTTTTGTAGCTGCACTACGTGCCTTAATAAGAACTACGTCATTTAAAGTTAATGAATTTATAAATGTTACTATTGCATTATTATTAACATTAGTAGTAATAGTATAATCTGTACCTTCAAATTGTAATTTATTGTTTAAATATACTCTTGTCCAAAGATCAGTTAATAGGCCACTATTGTCATACATGTCAATAATAAACCCAACACTAGTATTGTCAAATATATATTGTCTAATTACTAGTTGTTCGCTAAGTACATTAATTTTTTTCCAACCTGATAAGGTAATATATGTATCTAATGCAGAATATTTTCTTAAAAATCCAATATCAGTATTTTTAGTAAAAGCGTTATTTACAGATGTGTAGGTAAACGAATCAAATAATAAATTAAAATCAAAAACAATGTCACCGACATTATTAATACTTCTATAAGAAAGTGGAAACTTTAACTCGTCATCAGGTGTGCCATTTCCTACTCGATAACTAAACAGTTTGTTCCCTGCAAATGTTGAAGACGGGTATACAGTTGTGTCTGCATAAGATTTACCGTTAATATCAAAAATATCAAATAACGGAGGCTGATTAGCTTGTGTTTTATCTTGTGTAAGTTTCCACTCTATACCAGTATAATACAACATCTTACCTTTGTAAGTTGTGCCATTTAATACTAACACAACTTCATTAGTTTGTGGAACTGAATCAGTTTCTGGAATTAATGTGATTTGCCTGTTAGTTGCGGCACCACTTGCAAAGTTAATAAATTGAACTTTAAAAATTCGACCAGATACTAATATATCAGTGTCTGCTGTAAACATAATACGCATGCCGTCGGCAAGATCAATGCCATCAACGTTGTATCCTGGCGATCCTTCAATAGTTGAAAATGCATCTATCGTAAAATCATCAACTAAATTAACATCTGTTTTAGCAACAGTACCAAATTGATTTAATTTTAGATCTGCTTCAAATTCAATAATAGGACGTTTAGCACGTTGTAACTGATCTACATCAACAATTTGTCCATTTGCTGTTGCTGCTGTTTCAATAACACTTTTATGAAACCAACGGTTATAACGACTCCACAAGTTGCCGTCGATACTTGCACGATTGATTACGATGTAATCTTTATCTTCTGGATAGCCAATTGCTACGCTGTAAGGAAGTCTATCAAATCCTTGTGCATCAAATTCTACATCAATATTAGCAGTAAATGCTGTTGGAACATTTAAACTTGTTTCTGCAATAAGATTAATACGACTACCAACACCTTCAACATAAAATGTAACGTTTGCATAAGCAGCGGGTTCTACTTCGCCGGTAAACTCAATTTTCATTCCGTTTGATAGTTCTATACCATTACTACTTTTATAGAAACGCTTACCGACTACTTCTTTTTCAACATCAATAAAAGTTGCTTCGCTAATGTCTTTAACAATAATAGTACCACTTGCTTCTAGGTCGTTTGCTGCTACATAGTATAATACTTCAGGGGTATCTGTACCTAATTGTAATGTACTAATACCTTTTTCTAGTCCCTGTACACTAACACCTTCAAGCACTAGAATACTTGAACTATCTAACTCAAATCCGTCTTCAAGTGTTCTCTTTGTCTTAATTGTAAATGGTAAGTTTGGAGTATCAATATCAAACTTGTAGGTAATTCCTCTATAAAGAGTAATTGTAGGGTTTTGTGTTAATCCGTCTGGACTGAATACATAAGTGTTATTATCAACATTATCACCGATGCGAACAGTGTAAGTACTTTCAACATCAACTGTATTCCCTGCAATTCCAATTGTCTGCGGACCTAAAGGTAACCAGTAGTATTCACGAAAGTTACTAAACTTATCCCAATCAATACTAGGATTCCATGCATATTGTTCTTGCTGGTTGAACACACTATGATTGTCGTTAGATTTATTAAAATTGTTTAACTGATTAACAAAGTCGTTATAGTCTTTGTAAAAAGTAACATTATCTAAATTGTCTTTGATAACTGCCGCTGGTTCTAATTGATAGTTAAACCTATCAGCTGATACATCACCGATATAATTGTCACTCGCAGTAAATGCTCTAGCAGTTTCTCTACCAATATATCCGTTGAGTTTTTGAACTACGCCTGGCTGTATTAATTGGTCTAATGTACTATTTAAAAACTTCTTGTTTGGAATTGTTCTAAAAAATCTTGGAAGGAAAGATTCACTGCTGCGTTTGTTAGTGCCGTCTGCTGGCAACGCTGATTCATTTTGGTCGTTATCGTAAGACATTATTAATAAGGCCCTCCAGTTATAGATAATCCACTGCTTGTTAAACCTGTGTTAACTGTTGTTGCATTTGTAGTAATAGCACCACTTGAACGAAGCCTTGTAGCAGTTACAGCGTCAATTAGTTCAATGTCAGCAACAGTTGCTGCGCTTATAAAAATTTCATCAGACTCTGATTTTATTTCAAATAAACTACCAAACGTTTGTGCTGCTTGGTTTGGAACTATTACAAATGTTACTAAGTTAGGTGTTAATTGTTGCATAACGTATGTGCTCAACTCTGTAAAATAGAACGGTTCTCCAAACTCCCAATTTTCTAGAGCAAAAAATTCATTGATTGCTGCAATTACTCTAGTTTTAATGTCATTATCGTTAATCACAATATCAGGATTCTTTACAATTTTAAATTTTGCTTGTAGTGTTGCATCGGCTATTTCTCCAAACAGTATCTTATACTTAACTGGATGATAAATAATTTCGTCACTAATTGACTTAATTTTGTTAAGTGATTGTCCGTAATTTAAATACAATTGATCACTACTCGGTGAAAGAGGTTTTGTACTTACTGTGCCGTCAATATAAAGCCTAAAGTTATTATCATATGACTTTGTTAATAGATACACATCTACAATATTACTTACACTTGGGTCAATTCTGCTACTTGCATCTGCTGCATGTACATAATGAAATTTAAGTTTATCGCGACCAATTTTAGCAAGATAGCTTTGTGTCGTAGTAAGAACGCCTGTTGTTTTATTTAAAATCTGAAATAAATCTTCTGCTATAAAATAAAATATTTGATTATTATCAGCCATTGTTGTATTAGATAAAGAAATCTTAGTATCAATTACTTGTATACTGCCTGTACCATCTGAGAATACATATTTTCCAAGGTCCGTTGAAACGGCTGTTGAAATATAATTATATTCTTCTACACCATCAATAGTAGTTGTCTTTAATTGAAATACATACTTGGTTAACGGATTAACAGTTTCATTTACTATTTCATCAAATATTTGAGGATCATCAACTACACCGTCGTCGTCACCGTCAAAAAAGCTAACTTGAATTTTGCTACTGTCTACATAACCTTCGGCGTCTCTATATTCTTCAACGATTTCCCAATCAAAATCAACAGCAAACGGCGAAGTTAAATCAGGAGACTTATTAATGTTTAAAACTGAAATTTTATCTTTAATAATTTTACCAGTTCTATTGTTGTAAATTTTATCCGAGCTATCAAAATAGAATCTAATTTCTTCAGCACTTTCAAATACATATCTACTAGCACGATATGTAATTGTATATGTTTCACCGTTTGTTTCAAACAGTAATAACCAACTTGCATCTAATTGTTGATTAGTTGTATCACCAGTTTTACCAATACTAAAGAGACTGTCAATGTTTAAGTTGTTAGTTGTAACTATTCGCCATTCGCCTATATTAACGTCAAATCTTAAACCAAAGCTATTGTATGCAAATACTTGATCAATCAATTGTAGAGAAACAGCTGGTTGTAATTCTGTTGCTAGTCTAGGTATTATTTGTGTAAGCCTTGCACGATTTGCTACGTCCAGTAAATCACCTGGAATATTATCATTAAGCATTACTGGTCCGGTGCCGTCTGCATTTGTTGCTGTTCCGTCGCCTACTACACTGATAATTTTAGTCCATTTGTATAACGTGCCGCCTGACGGTATACCCGAACTAAGTATATTACCTAATTTATTATCATTTTCACTTTGAAAATACTTTCCTACCGGTGGTTCAAATTTAACAAGTGTTCCTGGTTTTAATAATTTCAATGTACTTGCAGTAAATGCACTTAGCTGAGAACGTGTGCCAACGGTGTTAGTAAAATATCCTGTATTTTGATTTGTATCGACTGTTTGACTATTCCAAGTTATTCCTAAGTCGCCTACTAGAGTTTTAGGAAAACTATTATAGTAATAGTTTTTAATTTTTTTATCAGTGAGTATAGGTTCTATAATATTTGCAATTGCACCTTCAATATCAGTTTTAGAAATAAAACTAAATTTTAATTTAGGTATTAAAAACTCTTTTGTTATAATACCATCGATGCCAAACAAGTTAGTTTTAGAGTATTTTCCAGTTGCATCTACTAGATCTAGATAACGACTAATTCCGCTTGCAGTTCTGTTAACACTTTTTACTTTAATAATTTCTTGACTAATACTTAACGGAGCAATTTGATAATCTTCAGCAGTTATCATTCTGTTCTGTGTGTAGTAAGTTGCAGGTGCATTGCGTTTAATACTTGCACTTGATTCGCTTGAACTTGCATTATCAACAGTATACTTTAATTGAAATACCATTGTAACCTGTTCTGTTTTACCAGTTTTACTGATGTACGGAACTTTAATACTAACACCGCGCATATCTGCCGGCTCAATTACGATACGCTGATTTTTACTTGTTCTGTAATATACTCTAAAATTACCTTGTGGCAAGTTACCAAATGTACCATCAGAGAATATTAAACTGATTCTATCATTTGCTCTTGTAAGTACACTGTAGATGTTTCTAATACTTTTGCTTAAACTATTGTAGATTACGTTGTTGCCTTCAACAGCATCAACCTTTGACCATAGTTCTTCTTCAAGACCAAAGTTGTCAACTTTATACAACCATACATCAGAGTTATTAATATTAGTTGCATCAATTGCAACAACTTGATTAGTACTCGGACTGTCAACTGTAAATGTACCTTGGTCCATTGCACCTTGTCTAAAGTGACAGAAGTAACCAGTATTAGAACTTGCAGGACCTTTGCCGTCGTTTCTGTAAAGGAATGCAAAGTTGTTTCCTGGAAACGGTGCTTCTTCTTTAATTTCGCCGTTGTCTACATCAGTTGAGACAATTTCAAATCTACTAGTTGATCCGCTAATTGTTTTATTAAATCCGTATACTGGCAATTCAGTATTAGCACTACTTAATCTATACTGCTCTGTAGGTACACCTGCAACTGTATCTTTTTTTGCAGGGCGTCCAATACTAGAATTAACAGGCAGCGCTGCATTTAAAATTTTAGTAAATTGTTCTTGCCAATTAGGGTTGCTTGGATCGTTCCAGATAACTGTTTGGTTTGCTAAGTTTATGTTATTTGAATCTCTAACAACTTCTGTTGTGTTAACACTTTCAATTTTAAGCAACCCGTTTGCTGCTTGATTACGTTTAGGATTGTAGGAAAGCAAACGTGCAAGACGGAGAACTGATTCTCTACGTTCTGCAAGCTCTAAAAAGTTTTCACGTGCATTTAAGTCAGTACGGAAAGCAATGTTTTGACCTAGGAAAGCAATTAGATCAATAAGTGCAAGGTACTCTGAACTTTCAATGTAATCGTTAAAATCTTCTGGATAATTTTGACGAATGTAATTGATCATTGTTCGACGTAAATTGTCAAAGTCGTATGATTTGAAGTCGGCGTTTCTATAACTCTGATAGATACGCTTCCAATCTTCTGCTACTAATAAACGGTTTTGTCTGTCTGTACTTGACATGGATTTGCTTTCCTCTTAACTTATAGTGTATTTATTAATTTGAATAAACCACGTATATAATTAATTGGCTAAAAATCCGTTATTTTGGTCAAATATTAATTGCATATTTTCTACAATATTGTAGGGTAAAAATATCAATGTTGCTTCTATTTGTAAGCCACTTTCGTACTGATCAACTACTATGTTAGTAACACTTACTCTAGGATCGTAGTTAATAATAGTAGTTACATTTTCAGCAATAATCTGTTTGATATTTTCAGTTAATGGTTCATATAGAATGTCCCAAATAATTGTACCAAAATTAGGATTGCTTAAAAGTTCGCCTTGACGAATATGAAAGTGATTAATAATATCTTGTTTTACAATTTGTAAATCATACAGTTGAAATCCAACATTGTTTGGATTAACTGTAGAAAATCCCCTATAGGTTTTTTCACCTATACCATAGTCAGGACGAGTAGTACCTTTTACAGTAATTTGTTTATAAAGATTTTTCTCTAGTGTGCTCATACTGTATTTACCTTAATCTTGTCGGCCTGTTCTAGACAGAGTACTAGTAACTGTTGCTGCTCCGGCTCTTGCTTGCCTTAAAATAGCATCATCATAAGGCGGTGTAGTAACTGCTCCTGCTCTTGCTTCTGCTTCTCCTGCTGCTCCTTCGGAACTTGCACCTGATGCATTTCTCGAAGGTGTGCTTGTAACAGTTGTATTACTTATTGCTGCTCGTTCTGCTGACGTTGATCCCGATGCTGCAACTGTACCCGGAGCACATTTTTCATACGTATCTCCTAAAGGCACTGTAGCACCGTCTTTTACAGCAACCGGAGTTCCAGATGCACTTCCTGATCCGCTAGGTATTACCGATGGCGGAGACGGGGCCGCAGCAACTGCTGCCGCCGGCCCGTTCATATGTATAACCGATGCAGTTTCGTAATGGCCTGCACTAGCAATATTACTAGTTCCTGCGCAAGTTAATCTACCGTCAGCGCCCACTAATAAATCCCAGTTTGCACCAGTTTGTGTTGCCATCTGATTTGCTGCAACTATATTAACATCTGCTCCAGCTTTTAAATTAATATTTTTTGCAGCAGTAAAATTTATATCATTATCTGATTTAAAACTAATATTGTTTTTTGAATAAACTTCTATTGCTCCGCCGGCTGTCATTTCAATCCAACTTTGACCACTTCCGTGTGCAATATACACTAAGTCTTCTGTATTGTGGAAAAGTATCTGATGTCCTGTACGTGTTCTAATTCTTACTAATTCGTTCATAGGCAGTGTTGGATCACCGCCTTGATCTAATGTTGCATATTCACTAGGAGTTGTTGCAGCTGGGCCTTTTCTATACAAACTAGGATCGCCATCATCCATTACAAAAGTTGAACCAGTTAGTCTCGATGATGGAATTTCTGTTTGTGCATTTTCAGCACCTACTTTTACTTTAGGCTTTCCTGGTCTACGGTCTAGCGGGCCGGGTGTACTCATTCCAAATACCATACTAGGTACTTCTCGTCTAGCACTGGAACTAGTAGTGCCTCTAATTGGATCACTAAGTAAGCCGGCTTTAGTAAGTTGTGCTATTGCATCCGTGTTAACAGGTTTTAAAAACTGCGTAGGGTCGTTACCAACGCCTGGTTCATTTCTTTTGTTGTATTCTCCAACAGGAGAAATTGCAGTTTGATTTTCTTTGTTGTATTTTGTACTTGCATTTCCAGGTACCATAAAGTTCATAAACTTTTCTTGTACACAGCCGATCCAAAATCCTCGACTTTTATTTCCTTCTGCAAATATAACTAGTACTTGTGTCCCGACGTCCGGTGGCACTGCCCACATTCCGTAACTTTTTTGAGTATAATCAAATCCGTTGTTGTCGCTTGTTCCGTCGTAAGGTGTAATTCCGTAAAACGGACTTAGATAACTTACTATTGCCATTTCGCCAGTAACGTCTGTGGTGTTTCCTTCAGTTGATGATTTTAACAATTCAACTTCTAGTGAACCCATGTACTCAGTGTCTAAGTGATTGCGCACCACAGCCAAAAAGGGACCAGGGCCTTCAAATATATTATCACCTGGGGTTCTTGCTTCTGTTGCCATTGTTTATTCCTTAGAACGATCCTGATTGTTGTTGTGCAGAAATATTAGCTGCTTGTTTTGCTCTCAACGCTCTTAACGGTGCATCATCATACGTACTTCCAGCAGCCGGATTTGGCTTACTAGCTAGTCGTTGTGCAGCAGCTTCGCCGGCGGTGCCTTCTGATTGTGTACCAGCTCCTGAGTTAGATGCTCCGTTTACATTTCTTCTTGCAGCAGCTTCGCCTGCTGTGCCTTCTGAACTTGCACCAACAGCTGGGTTAGCCGGAGTAGTAGTTATTTGTCCTCCTGCATTATCTGTATTAACTAGCGTGCTAGTAGCTGGTGCAAGATTATCGTCATCCTGCCTTGGTCTACGTATAGTTTGTAAAGTTTGTGTAAATTGTCCGTTACTAAATTTATTAGCACAAAATATTACTTTATATAATCCACTAAATTCTCCTACAGGAGTAGTGCCGCCGCCTGGAAATTCCATATAACCATTTGGACCGTAGTCTAATGGAGTTCTAAAGTTAAGTGCAATATCAACTTCCCCATTTTCATAATTCATTGTGCCGTCGGCTGTAATGTTTAGTACTCCTGGAACTTGCAATGCATTATAGTTGCCCATACCGCTATCACAAATATAATATGGATCGCCTAGTATTTCTAAATCAACCATAACTAAATCAACACTACCATTAACTAATGCATCATTAAACATTCTAGCAACTTGCGATTCAGGATGGGCACCATCTAACGTAGTCTTATTTTTTTGAGTAACTACTCTATCTAGAGTTTTGCCAAGATTTCCTGCTGACGCATTTCCTTTAGAAGTACTAGGTGTTGCTCTTTGACCACTCGAAGTAGTTTCATTTTTAATAGCAGTTTTACTATCTGCACCTGCTTGACCAAGGTCGCCGGCAATACTTGAAAAGAATGCAGTATTAAATCTAATATCAAAATTAATAATATCTTTATTTTTTCCTGTATAGATATAATTGTATTCTTTAGCTACTTGGGTTTTTAATTGAGGAATGCCAGGGCTTTTTGCACTAGCAGATTGAAATATACTTATATGTACAAGATACGGCACAACTCTATAAACAAATATTCTTGACGGGGTTCCAGTTTGTGAAACTACTTCGGGACTAGAGTCACTATTATAAACTTGCGTTTGAATTCTAAACCAAGGAACCATTCCATATTTGTCTGGCGTCTTAGATGCAATTGCTCTGCCGTAATCACTAGCAATAATAACTTCTTCAATTATAGTTTGTATTTTTTGCCCTGCTGCAAATGTACCAGTGCGTACATCGCCCGATATTTGTATTTTGCATCTATCTACTTTGCCTTTGATTGTTTCACTTTCTGAATTAGTAGGTGTTGCAAGTGGTCGTTTGCTACTGTCAAAATTAGATTTAGTAATCTTAGCTTTGCCAATGTCGTTCATGTTTTGTGTTTTTTCGGCATACTCGCGAATATTTTCTCCAATACTAGATCGTTTAATTGTTATTCCGGCAGCATTTTTTATTTCATTTCTATAATCAACTGGAACTTTTCCATTTATGTCTCCTGTTTGCGATATATAAAATTTTCTTATTTCTTCGTCAGTAAATTCTCGAGTAGTTGCAGTATCGTCTGCTGTCTCTTCCGGTTGTCCCATCATAAACTGTTGCGATTCTTCATTTGAAGATGAAGTGTTTGGAAACATTATAATATATTGATCAGCTTTTTTTGTTTTGCCGGCTTTTTCGCCTGCAAGTTGTCTATCGTTTATAATACGGGTTAAACTATTAGCTCCTGTTTGTAACATTTCAGCAACAGATGCTCCTGTAAAGGTTGTGTCAGTATGTGTTGTTTGTGTTTCGTCAGTTAATGCAGTTTCTTGATAAGGAATTGCAGTTACGGAATATACACTGCCTGATTCTGTTACATCAAATTCAATGTTTACCAGTTTTAAAGGAAACATTCTGCGTAAGTTACTTGCATGAATAAATTGTCCAGCATCATTGTATCCTTTAAATTCTACAGTAAGAAGATACGGAGCATCAATGTAAGTAGGATAACCTGCTCGTATTGCTGATACTTGTAATGCTTGTAAAAATAACCCCATACTGTAAGGTTCGGTTACTTTAAAACTAATACTTGTTGCATTTGTAGACCGAGTACCGTCATTGCCGGCGACAATAGTTGCAATTTCAACATCATCAATAAAGTATTCAATTTTTCCTTTTGCTTCATACAACGTTGCACTGCCGGGTGTTGGGCCGCCGCCGCTTCTAAGTATTACAATACTGGGATCCCTACGACGGTATGTGACATCTGGAAATGATAGTTCTTGTGCTGTTAGGCATCCCAACGTAAAGACATAATTGAAGCTGGTAAATTGTTCTAGCGGATTAGGAAGTACACTGCCGCTCATTCCGTTTGGTGATCCAAAGCCGCCACCGAACGATGCTCCTAAAAATCCGCCTAGGCCGCCTTTAATTCTATCCATTATGCCGCCGCCTAACCCACTAGCAATGTTACCAACTAAACTTTGTCCTATTCCTGGGCCAGTTAACCCATTTAAACTATTTGCAAGATTAACTGTTGCACCTTTTAAGTCTTGTACAGATCCCGATACAGAATCTAAAACTCCGTCAACTGAAATATTACCGCTTTGCGCAAACTTTTTAGCCGATGAAATTAGTTGCGGGGTAGCTGCATCAATAGTATCAGAAAAACTTTTTCCTGCTGCTTTTAATCTCGACGCTACATTTTGCGGAACTACTGCCATATTATATTCCTAATACTTTTGATAATGCGGCGCCTTTGGGTACATAAATTTGTATTCCTGCTATTAAATCAAATACAGGATCTTTAAGTATTTCCATATTGCGTTGGGCAAAAACCCACCATAAGTCTTTATCGCCATATAAGTCAAATGCTAACAGATCAGGGCGATGTGTATACTGAGGCTGTATTGTAACTAATACATCGTCTGATTCTGCAGGGATAGGTCGTATTTTTAAAATGTCAAGATACTGACCTTCTTGTGTAGGTGTGTTAAACCAAGGACTAGTTCCAATATAATTTGCCATTAGATAAATCCTTGTCCGTTGCCTTTGGCATATCCGCCACTGACAAACTTGTCTAGGCTAAATTGTTGTACAGCTCGTCTGCTGTATGTCGGCATCAATACTACTGCTACGTTGCATCTAGTTGGTGCCCAGGTATCTAGTGAGGGTATGTAGATATAATCTACATCTGGCGGCAGTTCGCAAGTAAATTGTTGAACTACAACTGGAACATTTTTAAAAACATAATCGCCGTAGCCGTTAAGTTGTACTACTGGTGGCGGACTACCTTGATTGCTTGAATTACCGTAGGACATTTTCGTAACACTTCTCAAGTAGTGTACCATTGCTACCCAATATACTCCTTCTGATTCATTTTCAATAATAAAATCTCCACTGATCTGAATGTTATCAGGTTGACTACTTTGATAAACAGGAAAAGGATAGTTACTGTGTGTAGGTTTAACTTGGCTGTAAGTAGCACTATGCGACATAATAATACTAGGCGTATACGGAAAAATCATTCCGTTTGTTTCTGCTAATGCTGCCGAAAGTGTTGGTTCTAAACCCATACCTGGTGGTAAAGAAAGTCGGACACGCCAGTCATCGTTATCAGCTCCTTGCCAGCTAACTTCTGAAAATCCAACAGCTCCTGGCATACCAAACTTAGGAAGGCCGCCGCCACGCAATAAACTCATAAAGTTTTTAGCACTAAATATATCCTCAGCAATGCCTTTTACTGCGTTACCAGCTTGTCCAATTAATCCTTGACCAAAACTAGCAGCACTACCTAATAGGTTGTTTACTGCTGCTGATGCTTGTGGAGACACTGAATTGCGAGCCTGCGATGCTGCTGACGAAAGTGCTGCTGATGCCTGTTGTTTTAGGCCGCCGAAATTAATTGCCATTATTTGTTGTCTCCTATATGTTATTTAGTTGACAAAATTAAGTATGTATATTATAATGTATTATAACTATTGGAGAGTTCATGAGAAAAGTTAACTATTTAAATAACAAAGATATACTTAAAGAAATACACAAATCAAAGAGTACATTTTGTAGCTTTGTATCAAATACTGATCATCAGTTTGATCTTATTTTGCCTAATATTGACAAAATCAATATTAGAACTATTGCAGAAGCTAAAAGAGTACAAGCTAAACGCTTACAACACGAAGCATTTGAAGCTCGTAAACTAGCAGGAGAAAAAATTAAACTTGCTGAGTGCGAAATTGATTACAGAAAAATTAAAAAAACTTCATTAGTATTTCGCATTATGACATTTGAGCATGTTCCAGACGAGCCGGGGCGCAAGAAGACACCAAAGACAGTTGCCGATCACAAAGTAAAACTTAACTTTCCACCTTTCCAACATTTTAAGTTTGATGAAGAAGATAATCTAAAGTGTGTGGGCAAAAGTCATTGGTCAAGCGGAATGGAAAACGGACATTTTAATCTAGGCGGCGGTATGGCTACAAATAAACTTGCTCTTATGTGGATGAAACTATGTGATCGATATGCTACTCGTGGTAATGTACGTGGATACACTTATAACGATGAAATGCGCGGGCAAGCTATCCTACAGTTAGCACAAATCGGGTTGCAGTTTGACGAATCAAAGTCAGATAATCCGTTTGCATACTATACAGCCGCAGTTACTAACAGTTTTGTGCGTGTTATTAACATTGAAAAGCGTAATCAAAACATTCGTGATGATATTTTAGAAATGAACAACATGAATCCTAGCTTTACACGACAAAATCAAGGCGAGTGGGAAGCACAACAACGTAGAGAAAAAGAACTAGGTAACAAATAATCTCTTGACACTATTAACATTAACCTGTATACTATAAAGATATACAAATTTATGGAGCAATAACTTTTGTTTAAAAAAGCAGCAGTCTTTACAGACATACACTTTGGATTAAAGGGTAATTCAAAGATTCACAATCAAGATTGTGAAGATTTTGTTGATTGGTTCATCAAAACTGCAAAAGCCAACGGTTGTGAAACTGGTATCTTTTGCGGCGACTGGCATCACAATCGAAATTCATTAAATCTTACTACTATGGATGCAACTATCCGTAGTATGGAGAAGCTAGGTGCTGCTTTTGAGCAGTTTTTCTTCTTTGATGGTAATCATGACCTGTATTACAAAGACAAGCGCACTGTTAATTCAACTGCGTTTGCTAAACACATTCCAGGTATTACATTTGTTGACGAAATTACCACCATAGACGATGTAACTATTGTTCCTTGGCTAGTAGGCGACGAGTGGAAAAAGCTAAAACATCTAAAAAGCAAGTATATATTTGGTCACTTTGAACTTCCTACGTTTTTTATGAACGCAATGGTACAAATGCCCGATCATGGTGAGCTACGTGCAGAAGATTTTGTTAATCAAAAGTATGTTTTTAGCGGACACTTCCACAAACGTCAACAACAAGGTGCAGTGCATTACATTGGTAATGCATTTCCGCACAACTATGCTGATACATGGGACGATGACCGTGGTATGATGGTACTCGATCGTGAAAACGATAAGGAACCACAGTACATTAACTGGCCAGAGTGTCCAAAGTATCGTACAGTTAAACTTAGCAAACTTATTGACGAGCAAACTACGTTTATTAAGCCCAATATGTACTTGCGTGTCAACTTGGACTTGCCTATCAGCTATGAAGAAGCAAGTTTCATTAAGGAAACATTCATTACTCAATACAACTGTCGTGAAATTAGTTTGATTCCACAAAAGTCACTAGAAGATATTAGTACTCAATTAGACATTGCACAGTTTGAAAGTGTAGATCAAATTGTTGCTGGCGAAATCGCTGCAATTGACTCAGATAACTTCAACAAAAAAACACTTATGGACATTTATAGCGAATTATGATAAAAATTAAGGATTTGACTGTGAAGAATTTTATGAGCGTGGGCAATCAGACCCAAGCTGTAAACTTTAATCGCGAGCAATTAACACTTGTGCTAGGTGAAAACTTAGATCAAGGCGGAGATGATAGTGGAAATCGTAATGGTACAGGTAAAACCACCATTATCAATGCATTATCATATGCATTATACGGACAAGCACTCACTAATATTAAACGTAACAATCTAATCAACAAGACAAACTCAAAGGGCATGTTAGTTACACTGCATTTTGAAAAGAACGGTGTTGATTATCGTGTCGAGCGTGGTAGATCACCTAATGTACTCAAGTTCTTTGTCGACGAGCAAGAACAAGAGATGACAGATGAGTCACAAGGCGACAGTCGAAAGACTCAAGAGTATATTAACGACTTGTTAGATATGTCGCATGACATGTTTAAGCACATTGTTGCACTTAACACCTACACTGAGCCTTTCTTAAGCATGCGTGTTAATGATCAACGTGCTATCATTGAGCAGTTGCTGGGTATTACTATCCTTAGTGAAAAGGCCGAAGCTCTTAAAGAACAAACTCGTCAAACTAAAGATGCTATTACAAACGAAACACTAAAAATTAATGCTATTCAAGGTGCAAACGAAAAAATACAAACTACTATTGATAGCTTAGGTCGTACTCAACGTGCTTGGCTTGCTAAAAAGGAGCAAGACTGTGCTAAATTACAGCATGGTATTACAGAACTAGAGCACGTAGACATCGATGCTGAACTAGAAGCACATGAAAAATTGTCTAACTGGACGCAACATAACACTGCTATTTTGGCTCTTAATAAGGAGAAAAGCACATTAGAGACAGCACAGCTACGTGCTAAAGCTAGTGTTGAAAAGGTTGAAAAAGACATCTTAAATCTTGAAGATGCTACCTGTTACACTTGTAATCAGCTGCTGCATGCAGACAAGAAACAAGAAATTCTTGACAAAAAGATGAAAGAGTTA